TCCCAAGTTTCGCCAGGAAATCCTATCATCAAAAACGCTTTCGCAATCATTCCGGCGTCCTGACACATTTTTATACCTTCAGTATTTTTCGCCGCTACCGTACCTTTACCCATAAGTTTAAGCATCTTATCCGAACCGTGCTCACAACCGAAGCCTAATTCAATACAGCCGTGTTCGGCCATATATTTGAACAGCGTCGGGTCGGTGAGGTTCACGCGCGTATTACCGCGCCACTTCATTCCATAGCTGTGCAAAATATCCGAAACACGCCGGCAGTGTGCCGCTTTGATAGTCAATACGTCATCCTGGATGCGAATACAAGTGACTCCAAGTTCGGCCAACATTTTGCATTGGGCCTCAACTTGCTCATAAGTTTCTTCGCGTATCTTAGTGCGGCGATCTGCGCAAAAATTGCACCCGAATGGGCATCCTCGGACATTAAAAAGAGAAGCCGTCATCGCCTCATTGAGATTGATTACGCCGGCCGTGTTACTAACTACGGAAAGTCCTCCACCACCGAAACCACCGGGCCACAAATCGAAAGCAGGAATCGGCAGCTTCGTCACATCCGGCTGCGGACCCTTTTCCGTTTGACAATGCTTATCGCCAACAAACCAATGTAAGCTAGGTATCACCGGCAACATCTTCATGCGCGGTGAAATTCCCTTATCCACGGCATCGCAAAAGGCAACAAAAGATTCTTCGCATTCCTGTGTCATTATGTAATCAAAATTTTCGAAGTAATGTGGCTTTTTGAATCGTTCGTGAGGACCATCAAGGATGTATGTGGCGTGCGTGCCCCCCAATACTTTGTATTTAGCGGGCCAGGCTTTTGCCAACATTTTACCCCAGTGGCAGTTGGCCGTTGTAGCACTGATCCCAACAACGTCACACGGTTCAAGCATTTCTTGGTGAATAAGCAGTTCTTGTTTTTCTTTGTCCCAGCGGGTTACATCATGGCAGTCGACAACAGATACATTATGACCATGCTTGCGCAAATTCGCAGCGAGATAAAGTATGCCGAAGATGCAAGAATGACTTCGGTGAAAATAGTAGCCAACTAGGGCTATCCAACAGTATCACACGAGCCATCTTGGATCTCCTTTCCGTTGTGCTTCTTTTTCCAATCCGCAACAGCGGCCTTGATAGCATCCTCGGCGAGCACCGAGCAGTGGATCTTCACCGGCGGCAAGCAAAGTTCGCGCACGATTTCCGTATTCTTAATCGCCAACGCTTCATCCACAGTCTTACCCTTCACCCACTCAGTAGCGAGCGAGGAACTAGCAATCGCGCTTCCACAGCCGAAGGTTTTGAACTTCGCATCCTCAATTATTTTTGTTTCAGGATTTACACGAAGTTGAAGTTTCATCACGTCGCCGCACTCGGGCGCACCGACCAGACCTGTGCCCACATTCGGATCTTTCTTATCCATACTTCCGACATTTCTGGGCCGATTATAATGATCGAGTACCTTTTCAGAGTAAGCCATAATTTATCCTAAACGCTGAACGAACTACCACAGCCACAAGTGCTCTTGACGTTCGGATTGTTGAACTTGAATCCGGCACCCTCAAGCGTTTCAAGATAATCTACCTCGACGCCGTCAAGGTACATCTCACTCATCTGGTCCACGAGAACCTTCAGGCCATTGAATTCGTAAATGTTATCGGATTCGTTACTTGTGTTCTCAAAGGCTAAGTGATAACTGAAGCCCGAGCAACCTCCACCAATCACGGCGACGCGCACGCCTGTTGCCGTGCTAGTCTGCGCCATGATTTCCTTTATTTTCAACGCCGCTCTTGACGTCACGTTAAGCATATGAACTCCATAATACTTGGGAAGTGTTACGGTTAAATTTCCCATTCGGGGTGGGCAAGGAAACCATTCTTACGATACGCCGCAATATATTTGTCACTCACCAGAAAGGCTTCATTGACCACAGCCTGATTTGAAACTTCTGATGTCTGCGCAGCATGGCGGCGGAATGAACCAAAAATATAATCTACAAATACTGGCGGACGCACGTTCCACATGCGCATCCACATATCGTAATCAGCAGCATAGCGGTATTGCTCATCAAACATTCCCACTACTTCCATCATTTTGTGGTTCCAGAAAACGGAATTAGTACCTATGCGATTATGTATTAACATATCCTCATAGGTGAAGGGCCCGCCCGAAACCCCAAGTCGTTTTCCTTCTACATCAATCGTTTCAGTTCGACCATAAATCCAGAATGGCTCCGCTACGCGCCCTTGAAACAAATCATTTACTAAAGTGAGTGTACCCGGACAAAGCAGGTCATCGGCGCACATAAAGTACAGCACATCCCCAAGCGCATCCCGTAAAGCTCTATTTAGACCCGCAATCACGTTTGTATCCTGGCTAGGAATATATTCAAACGCACACTTTAATTCTTTTCGATTACCAAGTTCTCGATTCGCCCGATCTAAAAACCAATCTTCAGGAACTATATTGGCGAGTGAAACATCTCGATCAGCTATATAAAGAACATACGGACCATAGCCTTGTTCCTCTACAGATTTAATAGCCGCAACAAACATCTCCCAGTTCGGCTTATAAATCGGCATACAAAGTGAGATATGAAGTTGCTTCTCGGCGTGCTTTTTGAATGCAGGAAATCCGTGAATGTTAATCATATTACCCAGCCATAATAGTAGCTATACTATTATACGGCGCGTCAATATCGTTATCAAATTCAATAGCTAGTTCTTGTCGAGCAGTCTCCGCTAAAGAATCTACTAGATTGCCGGCTGCTGAGTCGAAATCAAGTTTTAACCGCGCATTTTCATTAATCTCAACATCTATTACAAAGCGTACTTTCATTCTATCCACTCCCCGAGGGCGCTCTGGCCCTCTGTAGTTTTCTCTCGAACCGCTGCGGTTTCTATCTGATATCCATTCCGTTCCCAGTGCTCCAGCCGTAGTAAAGCAAGTTTCACATACTCGGCACTTTGCTCTACGCCCACAACTTCGTCCCACCCGGCCGCAAGAGCGCCTATCATCTCTGATGAAACTCCAGAAAACGGAACGAGTAGCCGGCGCGGCACACCTAACGGCGGTGGGAGCAAAAGTTTCGCAAGCCACAGATTCAGAGAGATGGGCTTCACCGTAGGATGATTATTCCGCACCTGTTTGATGCGATTCAAACCGATATGACCTTCCTGAAGATACTCGTCTTTGCCTTCCGCAAGGACTTGCTGTGCGCCACCTAATTGTCCGAATGCAACAGTTGGTAGAGATTCAAGACCAGATTCACGCTCGGAGCGATCAGCTTTTGCACAATAGAAGAAACGTGAAGCACCACCCGTATCACCAAGACCTATTTGTTTTCCAGCTTGCGGCTCTGTATTAGCATTACTGGATTCCCAACCATACTTGGTGCGCTGCTTGAATTCAGCTACGCCGATACTAGTTGTTTCACCTGATTGCTTATCGAGCACTGCCCCCGATTCTTCATCGAGTACAAGATTCGCTGGATAGCGTCCAACAGTAGTTGTGCCGATGCGCGCTCCCTCTACATTCAATGCACCACTACCATATTCCAGCGCCAACTCCGCATATGTCTTTCCACCATTGGGTGCACGGAATGCCAAAATTGGCTCCCAGGCCGGCTTAAGTTGCAAAGTTTTATGTCCAGCCCACGGTGCCGCTAGTTCAGATGACTTTGTAACAATTCCTTTTGCCCTACCAAGAATCTCACGCACATTTCCCTGAGCCTGATCTATCAATTTTGAAATATCCTGCGCCTTCGGAAAACCGGAACCATAGATCCACATCAATGTATCAAATAGATGAAACCCGGCATCTTCCATGCCCGCCGCGAGCCGGTGCCACATTCTAGTCCCAGCGAACATAAATACTGGCGCGCCGGGATAAAGTAGCGGCAACAATGCTTCACCCCATTGCTTCACTTGTGTTTGGAACGCCTCCTTACCTCCGGGATCATCCCATTCTTTATTCATAAATTTTATTCCGTATGGAGGGTCACAAAGCACAGCATGATACTTCGGCACACCAAATTCAATACGCTCCGCTTCCTCTGCGGCCCAAGTTGTTATCTCTGCATTATGAACTATCCAACTCATTCAAGCCAATCCTTGTTCTCTAGGGTCCACTCAATAGTATGCTTTAATCCTTCCTCAAAGTCAAGTGCTGGAAACCAGCCTAGTTGCCGAATTTTGCTATCATCTACGGCGTAGTTGAAATCACCGCCGCCGCGCCGTGCAAGTGCTACGTCAATTTCCCCATAATTCAGATTCGTACCAGAAAGTTTTGCGATGCTCGACGCTATTTCCAACACATTTCTTTCCTCACCGGAGATATTATACGTCTCACCGACTTTTCCATTTGACAGAAGGAAACGAATTGCTGAAGCTTGATTCCATACGTACAACCAGTGCCGCGTGCATGGTATGCCCCGCACAGTATGAATAGTCAATGGTTGACCTTTCAGCAAGCGCCGCAGCGTGTTAGGCACAAACTTTTCTGGGTGCTGCCGCTCACCAAACATATTCATAGTACGCGTTACGATCGTCGGCACCCCAAATGTTCGATGCCACGCCTTCACCAACATCTCACCAGCCGCCTTCGTCGCTGCGTATGGATTCATAGGATTCAAGGCATCATCTTCGGTGAACTTTACGTTTTCCGTAGCTACTCCAAACACTTCATCCGTAGATGTGTACAAAAATCGACTGATACTTAGCTTGCGCGCGGCTTCAAGTATATTTAGCGTGCCAAGAATATTTGAGCGCACAAACGGAACTGGATCATCAATCGAGCGCACGACATGAGATTCAGCAGCGTTATGCACAATGCAATCTACCTGCCGCAACTCAGATAGCAAAGATGCTGGTAGCGGTTCCGCAATGTCGTGAAAATGAAACGATAACAATTTCGGATCCAAATGCTTCAAACGATCCAATCGCCCCGCATAAGTGAGATTATCTATCACAAAAACTTTGTGACCGTAGCTCGCAAAGAACTGTGCGATATGCGAGCCTACGAAACCCGCACCACCTGTGAGTAGAATATTCACTTTACTTCCTCCTGCACCAATACTACGAAGCGTGCCACAAGCTTTAACTGTGCAGCAATAGAACCGTTCGTTACATGGCCGTCAAACTTATTGCCGGCCTCCGTCAGTTGCTCACGTAGCTGTTCAATAGTCATTTCAGCCATTCCTTGTTCGCTAAGTACCACGTAACAGTCTCACGAAGAGCATAATCAAATCCCCAGTTCGGTTTCCATCCAAGCCGTCGAATTTTAGGATCATCAATGCGGTAATGCAAATCATGCGCTTTATGATGAATGCCAACATCAACATGTTCTGTCTGAATAGGTAATGTAGATACCTCTCGAATATGCTGAATCACTTCAAAATTATCGCGTACCTGGCCGGCGATATTGTATGCTTCCCCTATCTTTCCATTTTGCAGAAGAAAAATCAAGGCATCTACATAATCCTCAATATAAATCCATTGGCGCGTGCCGGGCTTGCCATCCGCACCTACATGCACCTTAACAGTCTCGCCCGCTAATGCCTTCGCCAGTACCATCGGCACAAACTTTGATACCTGCTGCTTCTTTCCAAAGAAGTTCATACTACGAGCAATGATTATGTTAACCCCAAAGGTGCGATGCCACGCTTTTACAAGCATCTCGCCGGCCGCTTTGCTCGCGGCGTAAGGGTTAGATGGATTCAATGAGGAATTTTCCATGTGTGCAGAGTTCGGCGGCTTCGGACCAAATACTTCTGCTGAAGATGTATACAAAAATATCTTCGGTCTCAAAATTCGCGCAGCCTCCAGCATATTGAATACGCCGAGTGTATTTGCCTGCACGAACAGTTCGGGATTCGTCAGTGAACGAATAGCATGAACCTCCGCGCCATTGTGCACAATGAAATCTACGCCATCCAGAATATCAAGCAACCACGTTGGCAGCGGCGCTCGAAAGTCATGGTAGAGCCGGCGCACACGCCGGTTACCCGCTACATCTGCGAGGCGATCAAATTTGCTATCCTGTATCAAACGCTCTAGCGTAAATATTTGCCAGTTCGTTTGTTCTAAGACGCGTTCAACGAGCACCGAGCCTGCGTGACCCGATGCACCTGTGATAAGGATTTTCATCCGCGCCTCCGCTCCCAGTAATCTCGCGCAATCATCATAATGAAACCTACTATAAAAAGGGCAAGTACAAAAAGAAACGGTACGGGTAGATTTCTCATACTCCCTCCTGCCGCATCCATTCAGGCATCTTAGCTTTCAATGCTTCATTTGCCGCCGTCAACTCACGCACTTTAGCCTGTTCATACAGCACCGTCTCTTCGGCTGAAAGTGCCCGAACCGTCAACGCACCAATCATTTCATAAAGATTCATAGTTCCTCCTACCAGTCAACTGCGTCTCTTTGCTCCGCTTCGCCTCTTCCGTTCGTGTGTTGAAATCTTGAAATATTTTTACCATCTGCATAAATCACTACCTTAAATTCGGGCCACGTCGAGTCTGATATAGGACTATATAAACAGGTTTCTAATACCGTATCTTTTCCGCGAAATGGAGAATACTTAGCAATCAGTTCTCTCATATACTCCGTCCGAGTAACATGCGGCCAACCAGAATACTGTGTGGTGCGCACAAACTCCGGGCCCTGGTCGTTCAATCGAAAAGAGCCATGAAATAGATAGCTGTGTTCGGGGATCAACGCTTCATGATAATAAAAACGCACAATATTAGCTAGACCAAATTCAAGTACCTTCACGATCCTATCCCAATCAATCGGTTTGTCGGGTTCAGTAGTCATCGGAGCATCGTGCTCAGCAAAGAAAATCAGCGGCGTCTTAACAAGCCCGCGAGCTAAAACTGAACGCACCATGCCAGATTGACAAGGATGGTTCTCTCCGCCCTGGTCGAAAATCACAACCTGAATATTCTTCCATGCTGGGTCGTGCTGCGCCTTCCATACTAGGCGCTGCTTGTATTCCTCATATTGTGTGCGCCGATGCTCAACCGATGGTCGGCACCCATCACACATGATGATGATTTCCGCCGTAGGCAAATGATGCCGGATGCCCGCAATACATTGATCAATCTTGTAGGTATCGGGGTGCGATGGAATCGCACTCGTCGGCATCAGCACAGTAATTTTATCTGAAATAGTTTCTGGCATAGGTGTTACTCCTCGTAGTGTATTGATATCATCGCGCAGCGCATAAGCGAGTTGCCGTTTGTAGTTCATCCACCAGGCTTGTATTCGATTCGAATTTTCAGGCCATCCGGCCAACAACTCGGGGATGAGGGTGGGAAGTGTAAACCAATCAGATACGACTGGGAGCGGGTGACTAGCTCCAAAGACATATTCCCAATAACCACGCGGGTAACTTCCGATGGGAGATTTAGCGTCAACAAGGGGGATAGCTCCGGCTTCAAGGGCTTCGGCGACTCGGAAACTATCGGGCATTCTTGCACCCGACGGGCACGGCACAATTTTTGATGCAGCCATGAGGCGAAAGTATTCAGCATGGTCATGTCCTTTCGTGAAGCCGGCCGTTTCTAGTAGATAACCATTTTCCATTTTCCGTAAATTGTGAACGCACTCTTCGCGGCGCATGTGCGTCACTTGACCCATAAAAGACCAATCCAGCGGCTTACGCAAAGCTAACTCTGTATGCTTCGCTACCTCTGCCTCAGTATCCGTCGCGTAGCCGTTAATCAAAAAACGATCTGCCTTATCGTGTAAGCCCGGTTTCGGTAACTGCCGCCACACCTTCATGTTGGGATGTTGAATACACTCAGTCTCAAACACCGATTCCTCGTCGCCCCCGGCAATCAATAGCACCCACTTGAAACGTGCGATCTCAACATTCAGTGTATCATAATAATCGCAGCAATGTCTAGCAGGAAGCCAAACAATTACGCCGTCATCTTCCACGTCTGCTTCCGCAAAAGACATGAAGTGCCGAAACTCGTAGGCACACGATGGACGCCAGCGATTAGCAAATAGAGATTCTACTAACGCTCCATCCCAAAAGCCACGACTGCGCGGCCATACTACGCTAATCGTCATAGGTAATCAATTCCTCAAAGGCATCACTTAGTGAATCTTCCAAATATTCTTCGAGCTTTCTATCGCACACATCCGCGTGCTTATCACGTACATGATCCCGCGCTGCACCTTCATCATCAAATACTTCGTCACAATCTATGCATCTCATTAGCGGCTCCTTTCAAACTCCGCAATCCCTTGTGCTATCCAGTGAGCTACAGGGAGGGTAACAGCGTTTCCGAGGGCGCGGTAACGTGCAGAGTCCAACCCCTTTGGTAAGAGCGATTCTTCCATTTCGCGGGAATTGTCCAACCCTTCGGGAGTCCCTGGAGTATTTCGCACTCCGTTGGGGTCAGCCGGCGCACAGACAATTGCTGCTCGCTTTTCGTCTCGACTTGGATCTCCAGGGTGTCCTTTTGCTCCTTCTCCACTTCGGAGGGGCGGGCTAACGATAAGGGTTGCTCGATCAGAACCGGATTGCTTTCGATGACTTGCGCGCGTATCACCTCCGCCTCGTAAGGTTGCGGCGACGATGAGATTATCGGCTTCAGTTCTTGGGGGCCACTGGTTGCTAGTACCTCCAAAGTGGTTAGTAAGCGTTGCGGCAACTTCCTGTCGCGCTTCTTCGCCCTGCGTAGAATGCCCTGCGCTGCTCGGGGACTCAAAAAGAACCTCAATGGGGAAGTCGTTTCCAAGATATCCAATAATGAACACACGACGGCGTCTTTGGGCCACTCCGAAGAATTGACTGTCCAAAATTCGGTAGCCCGCACCATACCCGAGTTCGGCCAGGGTGCTAAGAACGATTCCGAAATCTCTTCCACTTTGGGAAGAGAGCAATCCGGGAACATTTTCGAGGACAAACCAGCGCGGTTTAATCTCTCCAATAACTCTAGCGATGTCGAAGAAGAGTCCTGATCGTTCCCCTGTGAGACCGGCGCGTTTTCCAGCGACCGAGAGATCCTGGCAGGGAAAGCCTGCGGTAAGAATATCAACGGGTTCAAGATTGTGCTTTCCAACTTCTCTAACATCTGTGTACCTCCGAACATTGGGCCAGTGCGATTCTAAGATGGCATTACAGAACGGCTCAATTTCAACTTGCCAAACTAGTTCAAATCCAGCGAGTTCAAATGCTAAATCAAAAACGCCGATACCAGTACATAAACTACCATGTTTCATTACGCTAATCCCATAATTTTGAACATCTCAGCTACGCGCTCATGGTAGGTATCGAAGCGCGCAACCCAAGCAGCACCATTCTTCTGAATTTCTGCCCGTTCTTTGTCGCGGGGCAACCAATACTCGATACGCTCCGCGAGATTACTCAGACTCCCGGCTTCATAATTCAGCATCCAGGGATTTACCATGCCGGCGCTAAACGGGTGTAGCAAAAATCCATACCGCCCAATAGTCTCGGGAATGCGATCACTCCAATAGTAGGGTGCGCCGGCAAAGCAACTATCTCCAATGACGATTTTTGCGCTTGCATAAATATCATTCAATGCCGATCCTCGAACACCGCCGTATGGTTCGGGGCCCCAAATTCTTACTTTCCACCTGCGCGAAGCTTCTTTTTCAAGCCAGGTTACTAGCTGCTCACGAAACGGATACTCGGGATGATAGCCCTTCGCACCTACCCAAGCTACATCACATATCTTTTCCTCGCGCACATGCCCGGCGTAACAACTAGCCTTCAAAATTGCTGGCGGCAACCAATGATGCTTTACGCCGCGCGCTTTGAACTTTTCATTGTTCCCTCCGTCGGCCGTGAAGATGTAATCCATCTTCCACCACGGCGTTGTGCCGATGCGGCCTTCACGACCATCACCAAGTTCCAAGCCCCAGTAGCGATCTAGGTGCATACCAAAGGTAGGAATCTTCCGCGCCCGGAAAATGGAAAGTACTTCTTCCATTGGGATCGAGCCGGGCGTCGACCAGCCGTGGGTATTTACCCAGGCGAAAATATCTGAAGCTATACCCGCCGCAATGCAATCTGCGCCGGTTGCTTGCCCTTCTTGCAGAGGCACAACCGTATGCCCGAGGTCTTCAAAAGTTTTCTTGTAATCTACCTCTGTGCAATGCGCTTGTGAAAAATTGCCAAGAAAACTTATTTTCATGACCGCCTCTTTTTCCTAATATGTAGCGCCCACCACACAACCACAGCGGGTGTTGTCTTTGCAAATACATCAATTGCTGCTGCTGACCACATATCCATGCCGCTACGAACATCAGATATTTCAAAGCCTATCACAAAACATAGGATCGACACAAGCAAAACAGTTCGATGTCCGGCCGCCACAATTCCACCCACAACACCCCAGGTTGCAAGATGAAGAGGAACCTGCTGTAATCCTTCGCGCCAATCATGCATTAGGAATGATCTCCTTTAGCGTTTGCCGAAAACTTTCACGATCTACAAGAAACGCGGCGCGCGCCTGTTCACCAATAGCATCTAATTCGTCCTCTGGCATAGTCATTGCAAATTCAACTACCCGTCGCATGGCGTGCGGATTAACATGATAAAACCAAGTTTCAAATCTTTCAATTTTATGATACACAGGTAAAAGCATTCGCGTATCTATACCAGCGAATTCATTCATAGGTGGAGCATCGGTTGTTAGTACAACACTTTTACAGCCCATCGCTTCATTCAAAGTATGTCCCCAACCTTCCGCCCAACTCGGCAGCAAACAAAATTGATGAATATTAAACAAGACTTGAAGCGTTGTGTTATCAACACGACCTACCAAAGCAATATTTGGATGTCCCTGACCACTATCAGGTAGGAATAAATCGTAGGACATAATTGTCAACGGAACAGTACAGCCACTACGCCACGCTTGGATAACTTCTTCGGTCCCTTTGGCAATGCTTTTCCCTGCTATATGAAGAATTTTTCGCTGCTTAGGAAGGTGCGGCAAATACAAATCATCAGCTTCAAAGCCAATGTAGATACATTTTTCTGCACCAGCAAGACGCCGAAAAAGTTGCAAACTATCTTGCGTTTTACACCAAATTTGATCAACATATCGGAGGGCGCTAGTCATCGAAGGATGATGCCATTCTGGATTTGGGATGTAGACATTCCATTTCGCACGACTGCACCACTCCGGGATATAGGTTTCAAGGAAGATATTCCAATCTGCTCGTTCCGGGGCCCACTGGGCGTTGAACTGATGATCTCGAACTTGCCAGCCCTTTGCTTCAAAAATACCTCTGAGCAAGCGGGCATCACGCTCAAGCCCGGCACCATTCAGATGATTTGTGATCAAATTGCAGCGCATTAAATTGGAATATCGAAATTGCGTGTTTCCATTTTCCGCTTTTTCTTGCCTTCAAGTGCAGCAAGCACAGCCTTAGTAATCTCGGCAACAAGACGCTCCCGTTCTGAATCCGCAAGCACAACCACAGTGGGATAAGTAGGAGCAGGCCATACTGTAGAGCCGAAGGATTTCGGACAAATGTGCATTGTGCCAGGTATTACCCAAGCACCGCACATGTTACAAGCGTAACCAGAAACCGGCAGAAGACCGGGCGCACTACTTGTGTGATTTTCCATTTAACTCTCCTAGAGAGCTTTCTTGACGTCCGCGAGAAGCGCCCTGCCTGCGGCTTCCGCCCCCGCAAGAGCGGCGGCCGCAACATGCTCAAGCTGCTTAAAGAACTCCTCAGAAATAGCAATACCTTGAGCAAGTTGTTTCTCGATCACATCTTCTTCGGCTTTCGTCTTAGCCAACCCTTGTTTCGCGGCGGCCAGAATAATCCGCTCGATGCGTACAGCAGACTGCTGTGCCTTTTCCGCCTCATTGTGGGCGTAGTAGGCCACAACATGAGCATTCTCTGCGGCACGTTTGATAGCCCGGGCCCCGTACTTCTCACCCAAATAGGCCGCAGCGACAGCAATAGCCAGGTACAACAATACAGTAATCAGCATAGTAGCCTCCTAAAGTTTTATCACACCATCTACTGTAACCGTAGCACGCCGATGTCCAAAAAAGTAGCACATACGATTAGAATTCTGGTTATCTCGTATCCCATCTAAATAAAAGAACAAGCGTAACCGTTGTACAAACGATTCATAAAGAGTATCAGATGCCCAACCCGAATGAATTTCAAGACTAAGTAATTTAATCTGACGCAGTACATTCTCGGGAACTGCCAAAAACAATTCAAATTCGTGCCCCTCGATATCGCACTTCACACAATCCCAATCTTGGTTGCCGATAGCATCGGCCAATGATAACGCCGTCACTAATGTCGTACCTTTTTCACCTACGGAACAAGTGCGACTATTAACCGTTTTGCCCCGAGCAAATTGGCCCTCTTTCTCCAGCACAGTCGTACCTTCAATCCAAACACTACCATTAAAAGTGGTGATTGCTGCTTGAACAGGTCTAACATACTTTTCAATTCCATTTCGCGTAATCGTATCAAGCAATATCTTAAAGGCTATCGGATTTGGCTCAAAAGCTGTAACATAAGCCCCGTTCAAAGCGCATAATGCAGTAAAAACACCTTTATTAGCACCAATATCTAAAACGCGAGCACCAGGAAAACCCTTAAAACCCCATTGATTTTTGAAAATCTGCTCCATCATCCAGGGATCATCAAAGTCAAAGTTTTCTCGACGAACCTCTGGATTTGTTTGCGTAATATTCGCCCACACCCAATCTGATCGAACATCTATTGGAATACTTTCATCTGCCACATTAGTCACAACCCAGGTTTTACCGCGCGATGTAATATTATAAAGTATGCCCATCGCACTAGGGTAATTGAAGAAAATCCCAACTAGCGCGATCAATACCTATAGCAGTCGTACTTCGACATTGCAAATACACAAGTTGAGTTGAGGGAACAACAATATGCCCAACACCATGAACTACAGATCGACCGAGTGTGTTTGCTCCAGCACTATCCCAACTACCTGCGGCCGTAGATTCAATTACTGCATTTGTTACTTGATCTAAACTTACACGACAAGACAAGGTTAATTCGGGGTTTGTATCATATATCGTAGCCCAAACTAAATAATTACCAGCAGTTATCGTTTGTACTAAAACTGTAGCGTAATCTGTAGCAACAGTAAACCCTCCGGGACTAGCATTCCAAAAAAAGGCGGGCGTAGGTGCGGCTGCTCCCGGCGGACCTGCTATACCTGTAGAACCAGTGGCACCTGTTGCTCCAGGCACACCCATGATGCCTTGAATACCTGGAGGGCCTGGCACTCCTGGTGTACCAGCGGGGCCGGCAGGACCAGTAGTGAGAACTGGAAGCAACGTAACATCTATAGAAGTAAGATGGTCACTAGTAATTGAAACGGTTATCGTTTGAGAAACCCATCCGGGTTCACTCGCTGCGAAAACTACTGTGTGCAAGCCGGGCGCTAATTTTACTGTCGTCGGTGTATCAGGTATGCGGGGTGCTACACCATCAACCGTAATGTTCGCGCCGAGAGGAAAGGATGTTGCAAATAAAGTTCCTTTATCAACATGGGCAAAAGAGGTTAAAGAAGCAAGCAACATTCCTATAAACAGAAAACTGATTTGAAAAAACTTTTTCATTATAATAGTCTCCTGTAACTAAGGTATCACGATTAAAGTAGAATGTCAAGCAAAATCTTTAGAGATTATCCCACAAGTAAGCAAAAGGAGGAGCGTCAAGTGCGGGACAGGATGAAGCACCCCCGCTCATCTGTTCGCATCTAGCGACTCTACTTGACGCCTCGAAATCGTCCTCAAAGTGTGACAGCCACGTATGATGCAATCTTGCTAAGACCTGGCGAACATGTGGACTTTTAAGTGAGAGATGTTCCGCAACTTCTACAGAATCCCATCCCATTCGATAAAACAAATACACCACCGCAACAATAACTTCCGCGTGGCCGCGCTGCGTAAGCACCAAATCCGTATCTAGGATCTGAATCTGCTTTTCTAAACCCAAAAGACTTTTCACCCGCAGGTAGGCGCGAGCGTAATCTGCATCCATCGGCAACTGCCCATTATGCTCAGGACACGATTGATAAAGGGCCGTCACTTCCTCATCGGATCCGTCTAACCCGACTGCGGAGATCCGTTTATGCTCTTGCACCCACTGCTTCAATAGCTCTTTCTTGTATGGTGCATAATGAAGTGCTGCACCGCGCGCATTGTGCAATCGTTCTAAAAGTGTGAGTGTCGTCGGGGGCGTGATAAAGAACCGATTCTCCAAGTATGCAACCAACAACTTGCGGAGCAAATCATCTCGTATACTCCATATAGGAGTTTCCGTTTTACGGACACGCTGATCTTGCCGGCGATAGACATGCATCCGGCTGAAATCGGGGAAGGTAAGACCCGTCTCTACACTAACAAAATAGCCGGATTTGATACGCCCCAAACGCCGGCCACTCATTTCACCCTCGCAGGATACTTTTCACTGCACTCCGAACATTCCCAAATCTTTTTATCCTCCGTTTCATAGTGAATCCCACTGCCACAATTCGGGCATATTCCGCATTGCATATTGTTCGCGCGCAAACCTTCGGCTACTTTAATTTCGTGTTCGGTGCCGCAGTTCAAACAGGTGCCGCCCGTTGATGTCGTAATCAATCCGCCGCACGATGTACACAACGGCAACTTACCTGCCACACCTAGCATCAATTCGGGACGTTTAGTTACATGGGGGATAGGCCCAGCATTGCTTGGGAAGGGATTGCAAAGACCGCAAGATTCTGCTATCTCATGTCCTTCAGGCCAATATACAGAATGTTCACACTTTCTCATGTTCTCCGAATTTCGGAACCCTTCCGTGCTTCTCAACATGACAAACGTGGCACAGCGTTTGACCATTCTCTACGCTGATTTCACCACCTTGACCACGAGAAATCTTTTCGTCTAGCTCACCAACATACCAGGACATCTTTCGACCGCAATGAACGCATGTCCAGTTATCGCGCTCAAAAACCTGCCAGCGAATTTGCTCAATGGCTTCCTCACGGTTTCCAAAAAACGGAAGCACGCCATCAACCGAGGCCACCATTGCTGCCTTTGTGTTTTTGAAGATACGAACTACGCGACGATCTTTTGCTTCTACCCAACAATCAATTGACTTAGGCATCGCCACGCTCTGCGGGTGTTCCATACACATCAACAGCGTGCGTGCCCACAAACTCGCGCACCGCCGCGAGTATAGCATCCTTGCGCTTCGCCCAATCGGGTTGTGATGGTTTTTGTTCTAGCAAGCGTTCGGCTAGTTCAAAGAATCCTTCCACTTCTTTCTTCTCCGAAGGTTCTAAGTAAGCTCCGCCGAAGTCGAACCACACGCCCTTGACATTCGCATCGGGGGCAAGTTGATAGGTCTCGAACGCCTGAACTTTCAACTCCTTCACCGTAACTTTATCATCTAGCGCGGCCACAAGAAGCTCGGGCGTAACCGGGAGGCCGGCGCGCCGCGAAGCGTGCGCAAGCGTGAGCGCCTTGCTTACACCCATTTGGTTCAAACCCTCTTCGCCGGCTACTGGCAGCAACCGCTCAGCAACTTCGGTGTAGGCGTAAAGCTGACTCTGCTTGCGCCCGAAGCGATCGCGTAACGATGCTAAGTACGAGGCGAAACTATGAAATGGCACGCTCTTGTATTCGAGCACGCGCCACGCCTCAGTCGTTTTAACGCGGGTAAGTAAAACACCCAAACCCGCATAGCTATGATCTAGTTTCTGCTCGTTCTCAGAAATAGCAGCAACCATCTGATCAATGGCCTTAGCTAACTCTTGCGCGTCGTTCTTTGTAATGGCTTCTGTCATGGTTTCCTCGTAGCGTAAAGTGAAATATAACGACCTTCTCCCGCAAACCTTGCGTCACCATCAGGAATTCCATCTAATGCAAACAACCGCGCAAGGTATGCGATAAATCTATCATACAAAATCTTGTCTACATAGCCATTATGAAGTTCAACTGTAAGAAATTTAATGCGTTGTAGTGTATCATCGGATGCAGATAAAAGCAACTCAAATTCTGCACCCTCAATATCTATTTTCACGCAGTCCCATTCCTGTACTCCCACCGCATCAGCAAAGGATATGGCATCTATGTATTCCGCTTTTCTCATGACTTCTGCTTCAGTAGTTGTCGCGGCTACGACTTTGACCATCGTTCCAGTACAAGTTGACCATGTCCGTGTTTCATTACGATCAGTTTCATCGGCCATGCCCCAGTAGGGCAATAAACCCGCTACCGAAGCTAAAGCTATTCTTTGCGGGTTCACAAACTTTTCAATTCCATTTAACGAAATCGTTTTCAAAAGTTGTCTAAACGCACCCGCATTAGGTTCGTAAGCTACAACACTAGCTCCATTCAATGCGCATAGTGCAGTAAAAATTCCGATGTTGGCCCCAACATCCATCACCAAATTACCAGGGTTTGCTACAAAACGACAACAATTATTCACTACGATTTCGTGAAGAGCAAACGGATTATCGTCATGAACAAAATTCTCGCGTTTGAACTCTGGATGGGTTTGCGCCAATAATCCCCACACCCAATTTGCGCGTTCAGCTAAAGAACACGATATATCGCCCATCCCAGTAGGCGTCACTGGCGATTCACCGTGCCTACTGGAATAGCCGTAGGTGTATCAGGTATGCGGGGAGCTACACCATCAACCGTGACGTTCGCACCGAGCGGAAAGGACGTTGCAAACAAAGTTCCTTTTTCCGGGTGAGGGTGAGCAAAAGAAGTTAAAGAAGCAAACAGCATTGCTACAAACAACGCACTGATCTGAAACAACTTTTTCATCGTAATCTCCTAATTAGTTTTGATTAACCAGCAATCGGCATCACAACATACTTGTAATCGTCATTCTTCAACAGCACCGGCTTTGAATCACCGGCATATTGAAGAGTCACATTTCCATTTTCCGCAGCCTGCTCCAGATAGTCACTGAGAAAGTTTGCGTTCAGCTTGAACACCGGGGTTGACGCGGCGCTCCCATTCAAACTAGTCCCCTTCGTCTTGATAACATCAGCCGTATCGCGCAGCGTTTCACCATTCTTGTACGATACAAATAGATCATCGCCCCCACGATACTCAAACAGCACACCGGGGAGTTTTTCATCCAAAATAGCTTGGGCACGTTTGATAGCCGTTCGAAACGCTTGTACTGGGATCTCAAATGCGAGAACAAAGGTCTGCTCAAATGGTTTCTGATAGGCAGGAAAGACCGCTGTGCTTTTACGCACAAGAAGCAATGTATCGCTCGTGCCGAAAAACAGATTGTTCTCCGTTTCAGCAAAAGCAACTGCCTGATTTTCCTCACCGTTCTTCAACCCCTTCACCAAGCCGATAGCATCTCGCGGCAGCAGTATCCGACGCGCACCAGCCGTTGCGTCAGCCGTGGCTACTGCAATACGGTGCCCGTCAAGTGCAGCCGCGAGCAAGGTACTTGCGGTAGACTCAAGCAACACAACTGGAATAGAGAAGCGCCCATGTACTGCGGGTGCCGCAATCCCAGTGCGGTCAAGCAACGTACTGAGCGTCGCCAAAGCATAGTTGCCCTGCGTCGCCGGCGCTTGCTCAAGTTCCGGGAAATCCGAAAGTCCAGTCGTAGTAAACTTCAACTTGAACTCGCCGGCAATAAGCAGACCCTTCCCTTCAGTTTCCTGGATCGTGATAGTGCTGTCCTCGGGCACGTTCGGCAGCAATCTGTTCACGGCTTCGTAGGGCAGTAGCATAACACCATCTTCGCTACCGACGACTGGCAATTGCGTTTGAATACTCGAACTCAAACTGCTGCCAATCAAATGCGCCGTGTTCTTCGCGGCGGTTAGCTTCACATAGCCGTACACCGGAAGTGTAGACTTTGCATCCACAACGCCCGCAAGCCGCCCGAAAGCAGCCTTCAGTTCCTTCAACGTCACAATCGTTTTCATAGATGCTCCTCGATTTTGAAAGTAAAACGGTGCCATCAAACCCGCCAACCGCGTCCGCTGGCTAGCCGCTTGGCTTCGGACTCTCGAATTGTAGCCCTCAAGGCTATCCGGCACCGCAAACACATCCTACACTACAAAAAGCTACTTGTCAATAGCTAAATTCATCCTCTAAAACCGAGGCAGGTTCCATCTTTTGACGGGTACTTTCATAGGCCAAAGGCACAAACTTGCTCCATTCTGGCTTGAGCAATAACTTTACTTGTGGCGCGCCGGTGCCTTTGTAGCGATCCTTACGCAGCAGCATCCAGGCATTCAGTTCGAGCAAATCCTTCGGCTCTGAACCATCGCGCTGCGGCATCCGTTTCCTATGCAGCAAATAAATTGATGAAGGAATGTCCATCATTTCGCGCGAGCCACGCAAAATACCTAGTTCATCTTTGCGTGTTAGCTGCACGCCTTCGGCCTCTTTGTTCGATTGGCAAATCAAAAGGAAGATTACACCGTACTTGTTACCGAGTGCTTCGAGTTGCTTAATCATCACGCCTTCGGCTTCAACTTGTGATTGCCCACCCTCGGGAAAAACAATTCGATGAAATGTGTCAATAGCAAAGCGTGTGCACCCAGTATTCTGAATCGTGCTTTCTAAAAAGGCCACAACTTCTTCGTTTGAAGAACACGGTAGAGTATGCCCAACATAGTAGCGAAATTCGGTTCCACGTTCTGTCGGTTTGTTGAGCTTTACTTTCGTGCGCACAAAATGCTCACGCGAAATCTTTCCACTTCGCGGAAGTCCACCCGGTATCTCCTCTCCAAGAACCTGACTGGCTATTAAAGCTAAGTATTCATCGCCAGTAATTTCAGGCGAGTAATCAACAACTACTTCACCCCGCGTCGCCTCGTGCACAAGAACCTGCGACTTGTACATTGATTTTCCGGTGCCCGAATACGAAGAATAAAAAATCACTACTGAGCCTGGCGGATTGTACGCCATGTGATCAATCGAAGCAATCGGATGGTGTAACCGACGCGGATCTTCCGACATATCCATTTCTTTCATCGCCCCGAGCCGTTCAAGCAAAGAACAAAACCCTTCAATCGGTGTGGCGCGCGCCTTCGCCATAAGACGCTGCACATTCGTATAGAATTCCTCCTTCGAGCGCCGACAAGTTTCGCGGAAGTAATCATTCGCATCCTTCACATCCGGCCATTTCAACCAGTAGGTATTTGCTCCTAGTTCGCGCGCTAGCTTACGCATCGAATCCGCGCCGGTTGAATCTGTATCCCCGGCAAGAAAAATCTCTGATGCAGTTTTAAGTACACGCTTTTGCTCCGGGGTTAACGTCGCGCCGGCGCTCGGCAAACTCACCGCACGATAACCGGCCTGCTCCATGATACAAGCATCCAACTCACCCTCAACAACAAACACCGGCTCTAGCGCATTCACAGTGTCAATGTTGAACAGGGCCCGCCCACTCATACCGGGCATTTGTGTGAAACATTTCTCTACGATTGACCGTAGCTTTACCGATACAACTTTTTCTCCTTCGATGCGCGGAAATAAAATCCAACCCTTATCGCGCACAATTTCTTGCTCCTCTTTGTGGATAGAAAATTTATGCGCCTGTGCAAAACCAAGATGCATCATGTGTGCTGTTTCAACTGAAATGCCCCGGGTCTTTTCCAGCCACGCTAGAGCTATAGAATTTTTCGCTAATGCTTGCTCGGCTGCTTTCCAATCTGTAAGTGATATACTCTTCTTTTCGGTATCGCTACGGATTTCTTGAAAAGTTTTTTCTACTTTTTCCGCTTCCTTGTGCCACTTTTGATTATCCCCAGCAAGCCTAGCTAGTTTGTTCACAGCCTCAAGAAAGGGTATGTGATCAAACTTCTCAAGGAAGTTGAGAATATCCCCACCAGACTTACAGCCCTGGCAGTGCCAAACAACTTCTCCGTCTTTCATTTTCACAGCAAAGCTCGCAGTTTTCTCAGCATGAAACGGACAGTTACCCCAGTGCTCACCACCGCGAGCCGTGAGTGGAACACGCTCCGCAATCAAACTAATTGCGCGCGTGCCGATAGCTTTTTTCAGTTCGTCAATCTTATACTTGTTCACGTAGCATCCTCATAAAATCATCCGGTGCATCTGCATCTTTGTTCTGCTCCGCAAGCAATTCCTCAGTAGTTTTTAGCTCAATATGATCAAGCCGCCACGCCTCAATCGCGGCCGCTTCGGATTGCTTCTCAGCCTCCGTTTGCTCAGGTGTAACTTGACCTTTCTTTTCTTCAATAACCTTATCACGCCACAAATTTATTTCCTTCAAAAAAGTATAAATCGGTACATCATTTTTACTATCACCATACTGTTGTGCCCAAAGTGTAAAAGCACGTATGAGTGTTTCTGGAGGTGTGGCAGCACATTCATCTGACCACCAAGCCCATCCTCGTTTGTGTGGTTTTTTACAAACAGCACCAGGATAATTATTCGACCATATTTCTGCAATTATTGCATAGAGTTTTACAGGATCACGACCTGCTTGTGTAACTTCTACATTGCTAACAATTCCTTTTTCTACGTCTGAATGAGCTTCAGTAAAGGCTTCCTCAACATCATTGGCCAGTAAATCGGACGATATCAGACCTACCCTACCCTTACCTTCCCTAACCCCTTCAGACCGTAGTTGCTGCGTAGGCACTACGTAGGTACTACATAGTTGCTCCGTAGTTGATAAGTCCTTTGTATTGAATAAATGTCCTTTTCCAATAGCTAGGTTCAAATGATCAATTCTTTCTCCTGTTGGTAGTTCTTTTTCACTTGCTGTCCATTTCCCCCAAATTTTACCATCAGGTGCAGTACGTCGTTCGAGCACACCTACTCGTTCAAAAGCAGTGAGAATTTCTGCAACATCCTCAATTTTCCATGTTTTGCGCCGGGCAAATGCACGCACAAATACTTCTTCAGGATCAGCTTCAAAAGTTCCATCAGCTAATGCTAAAGGGTATAAATAAGCATATGCTAAGGCGTAGTGGTCAGGAAGTTGTGCTAGTTTACTAGAATTCCAAACTTTTTCACCGTTAAGAATGCGTCGTGGCATTATTCATCCTCACTTGTTATTTCTTCCATCCACTCATCTCCTGCTTTTACAAGTGTAGTATCCCTTTGCTCTGCATTGTTTATACAAATTGGCTGCATTTCACAATGCACACACTTATCGTTCGGCCACCTTATCGAAGATTCTTTCGGGTAGAAATTCTGTTCGTGGGCACTTACCATCTCAACTGTAGTAAGCCCAATACCCCGTCCAGCGTCCTGAACATCCTCGGGGTCAAGGTGAACCGTAGCAAATTGCACTTTTTGCTTACTAAGATCAATAGTTTCAACAGTTTGAACACCTTCTGCTTTATCCGCAAATGCATACTTGGCTTCTAGGAGTGCTTTTCCGCGAAGCGTTTTTCCGTCCTGCCCCTGTATAGCGGTTTCATACGCCGCGTTCGCCTGGATAGCCCCGATTAGCGCAACGGGGGCATTGTCAGCACGTTCTAAGGTAGTTAGGAGCACATATTCTTCCCCTGCTTTCCATTCTCCGTAATCTTTGAGCAGGGTAACTGTATCCCCGGATTTCAGTTCACGACCCTTCTTAACGAGCCACAAAAAACCAACGTGGTAAATGCCAGTTTGCCAGGCGTACTCGATAAGTTGGGCATCTAAACTAATCAGACTTGTGTGCATGTTACCGCTCGCTGTTTTGATGTCAATGATCATCGGCTTGCCATCGGGGTAGGCCAGCAAGTCTAGGTAGGCTGTATTGCTGATGCCGGCGAGCCGAGATCCGGGAAAAATCTCCTTTGTAAGTGGCACCTGGAAGCGAGTTGCCGGCTCAATCGGTATGGGCAAAGTAGGCAACCGCAACTGAAAAATATGGAGCATTTCACATCCGATATGAAACAAGTTCTCCCAACTCTGCTCTGTTTTCGCGTAATGCAAGTCTAGGAAGTTTGGTGTCGTTTGGACTTTCTTCCACAACATATCGAAGTGGTTTTCACCACCTGCTCCGCCGTTCTGAATATGAAACTGGATAGCTGCTTCAACAGCCTTGCCAAAAAGCAGCGAGGCATTCACTTTCTTTTCTCGCCAGCCATCTACACGCTTCAATTTGAAATATCGTTTGCACTTTGTAAAATCTAAACGCGCGCTGTAAGAAACATTCGATTTTGACATGCCTTGCGGATTGATGTAAACGACTTGGCTCATGACAAATCCTCCATAAGTGTAAACAAACTTTTGGGTGGCTCTATTTGCTGTGCAGCCTCCACCTTGAAAAATATTGAAGGTGTGCCGTAAGCCGAGATAATGAGTTTCTTTTCTGGCCGACTACAAGCTACATAATATATCCGCGCTTCCTCATCCGGGTCGCCCATTTTGTGCGGCAACACATCTTTCGTTACGCCGGCAACAACTACTGTCGGCCATTGAAGCCCTTTCGCTTTGTGGATAGTTGAGAGAGTGAGCGATTCTTTGCTCGCGCGCGGGGCACGCTTTACCTTCTCGGTGAAGAGAATAAAATCGTAAAGTGAACTCATTTTGTCAGCAACACGGATTAACTTTTGTAGATTTGCTTCCGGGTTATTATCAGGATCGCGCTCTTCTTCGTCATCGCGTTGATAGTAGTCGAAAATACCAGCAGATGCAAGCAGCATTCGCAAACCCTCACCCGTAGAAGCCGCCTTTAGATAACGTATCGCAGCAAACCGACGTGGCAGATCCGATAAAACTTGATAACCCGGACCCTTATAATCTTGTAAAATTCCAAGTGGACGTTCTGCTTTTTTGATATACTCTATCGCTGCATCTTTCGCATCTTTAGTAACACGCGTCCACGCATACGGACTACGAATCACCTTTACAACTGCATTCTCTTGTTGCGTCAGCATCGCGCGCACATAGGCGATAGCATTCTCGATCTCATAACGCCGCCAGAAACCGCTCTTACCGAGTAGCTGATATTTGATGCCGCGTGCCTGGCACGCATCTTCGAACCACATAAGTTGCGCGTTAGTACGAGCAAGTATTGCAGTTGTAGCTGGATTTTCAAGCGATGCTACAATTGTGTTTGCCTCAACTTCATCATCAGGATGCAACCAGTAAATCGGTTCGATACCTTGCTCGTTGCTCGTTCGAAACTGCTCGACTGTAGCATTCTTAATGGGTGCAATAGCTTTACAATGTTCAACAATCGCTTGGGTTGAACGATAGTTTTCAGGCAATATAAGCACAGCAGCCTCGGGCCAGCGTGCGTGAAAGTTTTTCTCAAGTTCACTTTCCGCACCACGGAAAGAATACATGCCCTGGTTTTCATCTCCTACCGCGAAGAGATTCTGAAACCTTTTGCTCAATAGGGATACGATTGTCCACTGCAAGGGATCAGTATCTTGGGCTTCGTCAATCTGAAGATACCGCACTTGCCAACGCTTGCCGATATCCGTGCGAGTGCGCAGCAGATTCGCGGTAACTGTGAGCAACGAATCATAATCCAAACATCCATTCTCGGTCATGTAGGCTTCATAGCGCGAGTAGGCTTGAGCGTAAGCGCGCGCGTATTCCCCATCTGCTTCAACCAGTGCTTGCGGCGCTGTGATTTCAGTACGCTTCATCCGACTGATGTAGGATTGCAAATCTTTGCGCCGCATCCCTGTTGTATGCGTCATGGCGATACGCAGGGCCCGTGAAACATCTGAAGAGGAAGCAATTGGCATATCACGCAAGCCCGGGATTTGATTCCGTTCGGCTTTGATTAAACGCAACGCAAAGCTATGGAAGGTTGCAAAAACGTGATGGCCACGCGGTGTAGCGAGTCTGTGATACTCACTCACAGCATCAAGTCGGGCCTGTGAAACACGCGCAGTTGAAGATAGATTTAACAACAAGCGTCCTACTCTATTTTTCATCTCCCGAGAGGCTTCTGCCGTAAAAGTTAAACTTAGTATATCGCGTGGGTCAACACCAGATCGTATGAGACTAAGCACGCGCTCAACAATCACAAGCGTCTTACCCGATCCTGGACAGGCCAGTGTTAACAAATAACCAGCGTGCGTATTAACTGCTAACTGCTGCTCGGAATTCAACATGAATTATCGGTAGTTTTCAAGATGCTTGAGCAGACGTTTTGTGGCCGGGCAAAATACAAGAGGTTCTATCGCGCGCACACTTTGCCCTAACTGACCTTCAATTCCATTTCGCGTAATACGTCTTTTGTACGCAAGCGAATCCCGAAGATCCGCAAGTTCAAACGGCAAAAGTTTTGGTGGAAAAATTAGTGACAGTAGTCGGCTCATATTTTCCTTTGGGACTGCGCTGCGGGGACGCCCGCATCTAGGGGAGGAGATTAAAAAGCTGTTGAAGTGCGTGAAAGATCACACGGCCAAAACCCCAACCATTTCCTCGTCCACCGCCTCCGCCATGACGCGTAGCAGCAAAGACGTTAGCCGCACCGATGCTCAGTAGCAGTGCTGTGAACATTACATTTCGAATGATCGTTTTCATAGTGCCTCCAAGTGAGATTTAGTTACGCGGGGAGTTACAGCATACTGCTTTCCGAAATCATTGTCAAGCAAAAAACGCGTACTATTACTACCGTTCTTTTAGAATACATCTTCCTCACTAATTTCCGGCACACTAGCCGGCTTCTCGCCCTCTTGTCTGCCGCCAAGAAGCGTCACTTGCCGTGCGTTGATCTCAACACGGATGCCCTTGCCGCTGCCATCCTTCTTGTCATACTCGCGGATATCAAGTTCACCTTGAATAGCAACCTGCTTGCCCTTCTTAAGGTATGGAAGCAAGGTTTCACCGAGTTTAGCCCACAGCGAAACAGGGAACCAAAGTGGTTCTTTCTTTTCCCCTTCCTTATCTTTTCCACGCCGATCAACCGCCATAGTGAAACTGACAATTGATGTACCAGATTGTGTATATTTTTGTTCCGCATCTCTGCCTAACCTTCCAGTCACGACAATGCTATTCATATTTTATCCTTTAAGAAGATTCAAAATAGAAGCCGGTTCAGGCCCTACTGCTGTAATCGCTGCTAGACCGCTCTGCCATTGTCCTACAGTCAATTCTTTAATAACATGCTTTCCGCTTCGCCGCAAAAGCCAGGCACGCAGTATATCACCGCCGTTTGTGGCGCCTGTCTTGGGTAAAATATCGTGGCTGATGTGCTTACACTGTGCGTAGAAATCTTTCATTTGTGCTGGCGTTGGTATAGTATCTACAGGAGAAAGTGTCACCGTTCGCTGACTTTCTTGAATGTCAGCGTTCGTAGACTTCTTTATGCCCGGCTTCTCAACTACAACCGCCGCTTGAAGAGCAGCCGTTGCTGCGGCTTCCGCGTCGTTAGGCATTGCTGATTCAATGAAATCAAGCATAGATGGTTGTGTAGAGATTACATTTGCTCCAGATGAAGATGAAATTGTCTGGGGCATAGCTTCAGTCAGTACCGGAGATAACTCGGTTGCTGGATCAAAATTTACTTGTGGAATTATCACTACATGTGGCACTATCGCCGGTGAAGTCACCGAGAGTAAATCAGTTTCCATTTTCCGTTCATCCTCGGGCATTTCCTCACTGAGATACAACCCACCTGTATCCTCGGGGGCTAATGTGCGAAGCATAGAAGCTTCAGCACACTTAGCACACTGTTCTTCTGCGCGCTTCACCCACATCTTTGTCGGCACATCTTTGCCGCCAGTTTTCTTCGTTTGAACATAGGCTTCATATCGCGCCACAGCAAATACAGGATCAAGCCAATCACGACGACGACCAGTAACGCTCACGGCATGGGGCACCAAACCAAGCGGAATCTCCGATTGGATAGACGGCAGTTCATCCTTGTCAAGATAATAGAACTTGAACGGGCCCCGCCCCTGATATTTTCCCCCACGTTCCGCGAGTAAGCGCAGAGCTTCAATTGTTGTGATGAAAGCGACTTTTGTTTCATTCACCGATTGACCCAGAGTTACATCCCATACTTGAGACGAACGCGTACTAAACACAACATGCTTTCCGGGGGTCAAATTTCGCCTTTCGCATTCTAAGCGAAATAGCTGCCATTGACTGTCGGTTGCTTTTGGAGCAAATTCAGTACGAAAAGTTTTGCTTTCTTCTTCACTAAATTTCAAAGGTTCCACACGTTCCTCCCTTTTCCATTAAACGTAAAGCATACCACACAAAATCCTACTTGTCAAGTCTTAATGAGCTTCGCTCCAATCCATTCCAATGCCTTCACTAACATATACTGGAACTTCTAATGGGATTGCTACTTCCATCATTCGCTTCAATTCAGTATAGCATTCTATTCCGCGTTGGGTCGGGAATAGGCTGCCATCTAGCTCATCATGCACCGTGATTGAAATTGTAAAATCTTTTGTAGAAGTACAAATGCCAGCTTCCCAAGCATCCACCATACATTTCTTCATGTGATCCGCCGCCGATCCTTGAAGCAAACGATTCAGCGCCTTGTGCGTCATGCTGCGCCGAAGATTGAACCCGTAGGCTTCCATCGCATCGGAGAGCGGCAGGGCTGACTTGCGCCCCGCGCCCCAATCCATCTCAGCCGGCTCATACATCTCGAACTGGCTACGCCGACCCAGGATCGTGCGGATCTCTCCAGTATCTTGCGCTTGTTTAGCGCAGATGTCAAGCAATTCTTTTATGAACGGTGCTTTTTCATGGTAGGTTCTAAAGATTTCTAGTGTCTGTTCCGGGGGCTTCCCATAGGCATCAAGTTTATGCCCTAGACTAATAGCGAGCTTTACTTTGCCGGCCCCGTAGACAAGCGCAAAATTGAGGTTCTTCGCAGTCTTTCTATCCAAGCCCGTTAGGGTAGCAACTCCCTGGTGGAAGTCCACGTTCGGGTCTTTGACATACATCTCCTGTGCTTTGCTCGCCCCTTTGCACTTGTTAAGTACCGCATTGTGTACAAGATACCGATACTCAATCTGGCTGAAGTCAAGGGAGAACCATTGCGCGCCCTCTTCAGGAATAAACATAGCCCGGCAGGGCGGGCCTATTTGCTTTGCAATCTCATCGTTCTCGCGGGCCGGGATGTTCTGAAGGTTTGGGTGCGTGCCGCTAAAACGACCGCTGACCGCGCCACGCTCGCCCCGTTCATCTACACGCCGCAGAGGATTGAACTCACCATAGATGCGGTCGCCTATCACATAGTCTGTTATGTAGCCATCTACAAATGTCTCTTTTGCCTTATCAAAACGATTGGCAGCCGCCAACGCTTTACCCACAGGATGTTCCAGGGAGTTTAACCACGCATCCGTGATGCTCGGGTTGCCACGCTCTGTAGTTGGTACTTCAATACCGAGCTTTTCAAAAGCGGGTGCAAGCACCGAGATCCGCCCAAAGTTTTCTTCCGTAAAGTGAACACCTGACAGTTCACGGGCCCTACGTAATGCCGCATCGCGTTTACTATCAAAAGTCTTTCCAAGATTTGCGGCGCGTTCTAAATTCACGCGCACACCCTGTTCGCGCATATAAAGCAGAAAAGGTGCTAGGCGACTTTCTAGGTTAAACAAATCTGTCATCCCAAGTCGCGCTAATTCCGTTTCCTGGAAAGTCTTAATCTCAAGCGGCATCGTAACATCACCAATGCCATACGCGCGCGCGTGACCAGGATGCACTTCTCGAAAACGGTTAATGTAATCGGGCCCATACAACTCACGCAAAACCTGTTTTGCTTTACCGCGACCCAGATATTTTTTACCGAGGGCTTCTAACGAATAGCTATCCGCGATATCGTCAATCAATGCTTCGGCCCATTGTACATCCCACCACTTCGCGTGCACCGGGCGCACATTTTTGCTTTGAAGCCAATCGCCATCGTAGAGTACTACATTCGCGCCAGTGATGGTGCCACGATAATCATTCAGATTGTCGCGCAGATATTGCCAGAAACGCTCCTCATCTACGTTCTGGCCGTTGCTGTGCCGGACGGGATAGTACTCGGAGAAACCATCGACTGAAATAGATGCGCCTACAATGTAGCTATCACTGCGCCGTGCGCCACAACCCTTCTCGACAATGTCAGGATCATGCGTTTCAAGATCGAGGGAGATACATTTCGCATCTAGGAGGCTTGGAAACTGTGTGGGCACATGATAATCACGCGGCGGCGGCGGCACAAAGCCCGGCGCGGCTGCTGCTAGTTCTTCGTTAGTGAAAAAACTCTGTTGCATTAGACCAGGGATAGGTAATAGCGAAAGCGCACTTTGAATTCGACTACAGCAATTCCATCTGGATCAATACAGTCTAGCGCAGGATAACGTCGCGCGTATGTGCGTACAAGATCCTCTGCTTCGTAACATCGTTGCTTGTAGAAGGTACGCAAACCTACATTGCCGATTGTCCAGGACTCCCCAAACAAAGCGTTGTTGTCCGCTGCCTTGACATCGGCCGCTTGAGCGGAGTTCATTGGCGATAAATTAAAGGACTTCAAAATCTTAGCAAAGAGAATGGCTTCAGTGGCGGAGTTTTCTTCTGTCTTGAAGGGGCGAGGAATATCATTGGTCAAAATTTCGGCGGCATCGTGGAGCAGACCATAAATCTTGAGCGGCTTCGGTAGCATATCCGCTACCACAAATGAGTGCAATAGGACAGGCCAGAATTGCTGACAGCCGCCAGCGTAGCGGCAAATGCGTCCTAAACCAACTGCAATATCTTCGAGTGACGGAGCAGGCGTATCATCACCTAGACCGACCTTGCGCCCTGTATAAGTATAGACGAATCGAGCACCGCTCGCCCACATCTCATTAAGATTGTCTACCAACGTCCCTCCCTAGAAGAACCTCGTGCAAAAGTCCCATGACATTAAACATAATTGCAGCAAGTGTTTCTTCAATTGGTTCTCGTGCAATTGTCTTATGCCCCCGACGAATTAGCCAAAGATCCATCACATGGCGAACAAGAGACTTCATGTACACATTTTGTGGAATACCTTTTGTCCAGTTATCACTATCCCGTAGAGTACCATCTTTCTGCTTGCGATGCACATTCATATACTCGGCGTATCGGTGCAAAACTAAAGGAGAAAGAAATCCCTCATAATCCAATTTACCAACTTCAGTATCGCGTGTTGCCCCCGTGCCGAATTGACGTATTACTTGGTCGGACATGCGCCCTCACATTCCTGCAATTCTAGCGAACCTGAACCAATTTGCTCTAGGTCTAAAGGCTTAATTTTGGCCGAAAACTGTTCGTATTGTTCTTGCGTAATAGCTTCCTTCGGCGCTTGCACAAAGCCATGTTCACTATGCGCCAGGAAACTAATCGTTTTCAAACTATTCAAATTATCTCGCAGCCAGATTTTCAAACGGGGAATATCCTCGCGCTTGTAATAAACGCTCGTAGAAACTGCCTGATCCGCCCACCACTTTTGCGCGAACATAGCAATCGAAAGTTGCTTCCAGGTATCAAAATCCTCATCGGCGACCGGCGTACCCTTTGGTGCTTCGATGTAAAAATCAACTACCGAAGTACCGTGATCTAATGTTCCATCTAGCCGCTTGACAGGCTCAATATGATGACCTGCCGCGTGTAATAAGGGTATCAACGAATCCGTAGATGCGAAGCGAACACGTTGAATAATGTACCGCGAATAGGCAGGATGGATGCCCTCATAGCCGCCCATATCCAGAACCTTCGATACCGTTCCAGATGGTTTCACAACAGTCTTGCGAATACTTTCAGGGATACCTAGCTCTTTCGAATAGCTTTTATTTTCTTGCTGGATAGCCTTATAGGCGCGGTCTAAAGATGTTGAATTGAAAAGCGGCGACGCCAGGCATCCAGTAATGCCCGTACCAATTCGCCTATTCTTAACAATCACAGCCTGTGATTGCGGATGGTGATACTGTTCCAGCGACACACGTTTGCCATAACGGTGCATTAACCGCGCGGCTAAAACTAGCTCATCCTCATTCTCGATGTTTGGTAGAGCAAGCTCCTGGAGGTTACACGGTTCGAATGGTTCGAGCGTAGCTTCACCACAAGGATTGACACCTTCAGCAGGATCATGTTTTAGCTCGCCCATGCGCCCATATTTCTGAATCGCTTTCCGATTCACAATACCGAAGGCTTCACCATTATCAAAGGTCTGCCAAAATAAAGGGTGCAAGTCATCCACATCCTCCACTACAACCGAATAGTTCGCGCACGACCGATGACTGGGAAGTGTGCCTAAATCCCAGCGTTTCATGCGCAGAAATTCTTTATCCCAGGGGTCACCTTGAATGAGAATCGCTGACCTACGTACATTGCCCGCAACAACCATTTCTCCTGTTGCCGTCATCAAATCCGACGCATCTATGGGACGAATATGCCGACCCGCTCGCTTGGCCAAAATATCCGAGAGTATTTGGATGAACTTCACTAATGCTAAAGGGCCGCTCGATATACCGCCGAAACCTTCAATCCGTTCGCCAGCACCACGTAGGCATGTAGTTGAGTAACTGAACGAACGCCCAGTTACAAAGAAAGCTTTCAACGCGCGGCGCGTAAGCGCGCACCATCCCTCTCGGCTATCGGGTACGATATAATCTGCATCGCGTGTATTCTTATAAGTGACCACCACATTTTCTTTTACTTTGGGCAACTTGGAAACAAAACGATGTTCAACACTCATACCTACTCCACCGCCAAGCATAAGCAAGTCTTGCGCGATAGGAAAATGCTCCCAGTTAGCAGCAGTCATAAACCAGCAGTTCGTAAGTGCGGCGCCGCCAATCCGCTCATGCGCGGGTGCGCCCGAGAACCACAAACCCCGCCCTGCGGGTATCGCTTTACGTTCATAGCCTAATCGAAGAAGTTGTTTTACTTCCTCTTCCGGCACGTTCTTGCCGCGCACATTTCCTACTATAGCACGGTCAATAGTCTGCTCCCAATTTTCAAGCGCACCGAAATCGGAACGAGAGTATGTTCTACGAAAAACTATTTGAGCAAGATTGCTCCACGGCTGAGACATCAGGGACTCCTTAAGTTCGGTACTTCCACATCGAAGTGTTGGCCTGCTGAGTAACTCTCACTAGCGTAGCACACTTTGGCAAAGATTTCAAGCGAGTACTTCCAACATATGCACAAGCACTTCGTATACCACCACAAATTTCTTGAAGTGTTGTGTCTAGTTTTCCGTTTGCTGGAACTGTCAACTCTAGCCCTTCCGCCGCACGGTAGTTCTGCAAGCCCCCGGCATGTTCCTCAACTGCGCGCCGCGAAGCAGAGCCATAAAATTCTTGGCCATTCTCCTCGTGGCCCGCGAGCAGCGATCCCAACATTACAAAATCTGCGCCAGCCGCGAAAGCCTTTACAATATCACCGACCGTCGTACAGCCGCCATCTGAAATGATATGCCCACCTAAGCCGTGGGCCGCATCGGCGCATTCAATCACCGCACTGAGTTGCGGGTAGCCCACGCCGGTCAGAAGTCGTGTGCTGCACGCCGCCCCGCTGCCCAAACCTACCTTCACAATGTCCGCGCCCGCGAGGATCAACGCCTCAGTCATTTCGGGTGTTACTACATTGCCTGCAATCAGAACCCCCGAGTAGCGGGCCCGCACATCTTTCACAAAACCGACAAACCGCTCCATGTATCCATTCGCTACATCTAAACAAATAAAATCGCTAATAAGAACTGGCAGCGGTTTCAAACCAAAACTAGGGATATACGTTCCGGGCATGGTATTTTCATATGGAATAGTTTTTGGCAAACACGCCAGCATTTCATGACGGTTCATCGCGCAGGCTACTAACAAGGTTGTGACGCTTGCCATGTTAGCCGAGATTATAGGAATGCCTGTCCAGCGGTTGCCTGAGTGCTTGAACGTAAAGGTACGATGAAGATCAACGTCTTTGCGGCTAACAATCGTAGAACGCTTCGGACGCAGCAGGACGTCGCCGAAATCTAGTTTCAAATCAGATTCGATGTGCATATTACGCGTGATCCTTTATCGCGTTCTTCTCGGCGCGAGCCGCAAGCTTCCCTAAATTGTGGGAAGCAACTGCTTCTAGCGTAATATTCAATTCATCCGCGAGCGCGGCCGCGTACCATAAAATATCGCCCAGTTCATCAATCAAGACGTTGCGCGCCGTAGGATCACCCTTGAAATAGCTTTCTGATTCGCGGAGGTATACCCCCTCACTTTGTTTACGTAGTATTTTCTTCCAATAATTAAGGATTTCACCGGCCTCGCCGCCTAACGCCGCAATAGCGTAGTTCAAGCCGGCCATCAATCCTTGCCCTGGGTATTGGGCGGTAGTCCTAGCATAGTCCTGATAAGCGTTGAGTTTCATTTTTCTCCTATCTTGGTTTAGAAAGTGAGATTGATTGACGTTCATTCGGTATTAGGTCATCAAACAGAAGCGGTATCCTATCTTGAAAAACCTTCAACAAGGGAATTACGACACGACGAAAATCAGGATGCGTCTCTAAGGTGCAGCGAAGCATAAAGAACGAGCGCCAGTTCCGCAGGTTCCCTGTCACGGCGATTGTACTGGCGAGCGCGTTCGGTAGCACAGACCTGGCTAGTTGCGGCGGTCGTCCGTTTTCTACTAGTTCCAAATAATCTGTTTCCGCATTCACCATTGCAGTTTTCCATATAGTGCGTGCGATGTGATCTGGTGAAGCATCACCGTCCATACCTGCCGGCATGATGAATTCCATCTCACCTTTCTTCTTGTAATTTACGAAACGCGTACTTTCTTGGGTAAAGGAAAATAAACGATGCCGAACAAGCTCGTGCGTAACGCCGCGATCAACTCGAAAGATAACAGTCGCGGCCGCGTGCTCAACTACGCTCCAATCACCTTTATCCATCACAACAAACTTGATGAAGCGTTCCCAACTATTTTCTGTTTGAAGTTGCTCAGAGCGATGGGAAATGCGGGCTAGTTTTTCAATTGTCCGTAATAATTCAATTCCAGCAGCAGCGTTCACGGGAGTAAGAACATCAAAGGTAGGCTCGATGATGTGCATTATTCCTCGATTTCTTTTTCAACTTCAATAGGTGCCGCCATCTTTGCCGCCACAGCTTGTTGAAGTTGATCCAGAAGTACGGCGTCATCGCTCAATGCTGTAATCACACCGTTGCGCCCCTGACCTATGCTGTCTCCATGAAACGTAAACCACGCACCCGACTTCACAAGCACACCGAGCGTGAGCGCCCCATCTACAAAGTTCGGGATAGCAGGAAAACCCTTGCCATAAATGGCTTCGACTTCCGTTTCGCGGTGCGGCGTAGCCACTTTGTTCTTGACAAACTTTACCTTCGCGGTGTAGCCGATCTCTTTGTCGCCTTCCTTAATCCGGGTGCTCGCACGCACAGTGATACGCATACTGGAGTAAAACTTTAGAGCACGTCCACCCGTAGTTGTTTCAGGATTTCCGTAGAAGGTACCAATCTTATCGCGCACTTGATTGATGAAAATGAGGCAGGTGTCGGTCTTAGCAACCACGGCCGTAAGTTTGCGCAGAGCTTGCGACATCAAGCGGGCTTGGAGACCCATCTGCGGATCGCCCATCTCGCCGGCTAACTCTGCCTTTGGCACAAGCGCAGCAACACTATCAATCACCACGATAGAAAACTGTTCAGATTTAATCAGCGATTCAGCAACTTCTAAGGCTTGTTCTCCGTTATCTGGCTGTGACACTACAAGATTATCAGTATCTACACCAAGAGACTTTGCATAAACAGGATCAAGCCCATGTTCCGCGTCGATAAAGGCAGCTAGTCCGCCAACCTTTTGCGCTTGTGAAATAATATGTAATGCGAGAGTTGTTTTACCGCCAGATTCGGGCCCATAAATTTCAACGATACGACCTTTAGGGACGCCGCCAACTCCAGAGGCTATGTCGATGGGCAGAATACCCGTCGAAATCACCTTCACAGCAAGTCGGCGCGAACCTCCGAGGCGGAACACAGTTCCCTGGCCATGTTGCTTTTCGATTTGGCTGAAGGCTAATTTTAACTTCTGTTTATCTATGACACACCTTCCTGATCCATTTTGTTCTCTATAGAATTTTCTAAGTAGCTCTGTGCTGTTTTCAATTCTTCGAGAGTAAAAAATCCCAGCGCCCTATTATGTCTATCGCATAGTAATCCGCGAGTACATTTTCCACAAGTAGGACGCTTGGTACAACATTTGGGATCATGGTCTATTTCCAATCCTCTTGTTTCTTGACACAAGGCACAATGACCGTCCTGCCGCTTTAAGATAGCAGCATACTCTTTAGCGGTTAGACCATACTTCCATGATCGTTGGTATTCTGGATTGTAGGAACAATTTTTGCACTGTGAACGCGGCTTTCCTTGCCGAAAATAAAAGTCCGCATAGGACTTTTCCTCCCCGCATTTGATACAACGCTTAGTTACTTCAATTGCCATGCTGTCCAACCAAAGATGCCATAGCTCGGATGCACAAGGAAGCTCACTTGTTGCGGCGGGGCATGTCGGCCCTGCATGTGGTCAAATTCAGTTGTACCTGGCAGGCTCCCATTAACGAGTATACTACCAGCAATTATAGCAGGAACATGCCAATGTCCACAGGAAATATAATTAAAGGTCTTATCAGTATTCAATCGTTTAATGGCTTCACGTGCACGACCTCTTTCAAGCCCATAATAGGGTATCCCTAAGCTGCCCATCACTTCATGACCGTGAGAAATCAGAAATTTTTGCCCGACAACATCTGCTAAGAGTTTAGTACCTTCACCCATTTCAATCACAACCCGACCTTTCTCCACTAAGTCCGAAAGCAGAGCGTTAGCAAATTCATGAGCCAACCGGGAGTAATTGTTTTGCGCGCCTTGCTTCGCCTGATTTTTGCGGGTGAGCCTACCGTGATTGTCGGCGCTCATTTCCCAAATCTTGATCACTGAAAAGTTTGTTGAAAGCCGGCGAACCATTTCGGCGAAAAGTTCAGCGGCGCGAGCTATGGCAATCGTGATTGGCCATTCATTCGTAACTTCTAACTCATAATGGATGTTTCCAGAGAGCAAGTCTGCTTCAGAGAAGATATCCAACTGCGGCAGATCGAACCCACCTTTGCGGTACATATTGGCTTGGTCGTTGACGCGATCAATCAAATCAAATACGCGCTGTTTGGCAATTTCGTAATTGAAAACCCCAAACCCTTCGGTTTCTTTGGGGTCAATCACTTCACCAATTTGCCAATCCGATACCTTCAAAACCATTCCAATCGAATACGTCCGCTTGCCCTTTTTGGGTGCACTCCATGTCGAGTAGGCCGTTACGGGTGTAATCGCTTTTACAGCCTCATTAACAAGGTTTGTAAAACGTCCCTTGTCTTTCAGAAAGGCTTTTACTTGTGCTTGGAGTTCTCGATTCAGTGCTGCCAGATGTTCATTTGCTGCTTGCAATTCTTCACTCGGGGATACCTTTTTCTTGACGACATCACTAATCTGCATTCGAATTCTCCTGGAGTTGCTGAATGAGTGCTTGAATAGTTTTCTTGCTGCCCCACACAGTTCGCACAACAGAACACGTAGAAAGCATATAACCGTATCCCACAAGATGCGGATTGGCAAGGCGACAAGGACGTGAACCTGGATGCATCTTTAATGCTTTAGCCAATTCTTGTGTAGTGATTAGTTCTTCAAAAGGAAGTTTATCGAGCAACAATTTAATACGTTGAGTAAGGGATAATGCATCTTGTAAAGCTGCACCGTTCAATTTGAACGCCATCAAACTCCTTTTACAACCCAAAGATTTTGGAAAGCGGACGCACTAAAAATCCTGCAACTGCTCCCGAAAAGAACCATTTCATTTTGCTCTTCTTAGCTTGTACTTTTAGAAGAGTTACTTCCGCTTTGCACGCTTTATCTGCATCTACAATCTGCCGGCCTAATCCATCTATCTCAACATGCAATCCCGTAATCACGCCAGTCTGTGCAACAACCTGTTTCTCTTTATTCGCAGACTGCGTGCGCGTATCATCCAAATCAGCTTTGAGTTGTGGAATGGTTTCGAGGGCAACAACCGTTTGGCGAGCACCAGCATCAGTGATCGTGAACAAACTTCCAGGTGTGGGCTTTACAGTATCAAGCGGGAGACCAGCTAGAAGTTCCCACCGCGTTGCAAGTTCAGGCGGCGGCAAGGTCTTATCCTTTTCAATCTGCACTTTGGTTGCCGCATCGCGGGCAGTAATAGCGAGAGCAAGTTTTGTGTTATCCGCCATGACTTGCTTGGCGAGATCCGCATATTGTTGAGCGAGCGCGGCGTTTTGCTGCGCGGTAACCTTGTTGACTTCAACCTGAGCTTCAAGCACGGCCGTCCGTTTATCGTAAATACGCTGGTCGCGTTTCTCCAAATATCCGAGTCCTTTATACACTCCGAAAGTTAAGAACAGCAAACCAGCCGCAACTAGTACAAGACGCTCGTGGTGCTTGAACCACGAAAGGTAATTTTCGAGAGTCATTTGTACCTCAAAACTTTAGCACTCAACGAAGGTACTACAAGTACTGGCGGTTGTCAAGCGTTATTTCAATATTTCTATTTTTTATAAAAATAATCGCTTCCTTATTCCTTCCTCGTCACCCAAACGTCGAGCGTGTGCTGGCCCGTTCTAATTCACAATCCAATACTCAAAGCAGACCGTTCCCGTCGTTGACTGTAGGGCAACCGTAAAACTTGTGCCTGCACTCACCGCAGAAATGGTGAAATCCGTGGTTCCCACGAGCGGTGTCACGCAGGTTGGGGTGCCCGGCAAGTTGGAGGCGAACGTGATCGGCTGAAGGAAGATGCGGCTCGCTGCCGTCACGGCTGTCGTATTCACAACATAAGTAGTCGTAAGCGTTGGAATGACGAAGGCTCCCGCTGCCGCCGAGCCGCAGGCCGCCGGGGAGGCGCTATTCACGGCACAGTTGGTCGCAGTAGCAAACGCACTAGCGGAAAAGCTACCATCTCCGCTGCCTCCATTTGTAACCTTTAGAGCGCCAGCACCATTCCTTTTGAGACCGACATCCACAGCCGATGCGCCACCAGGCCCCCAAACTTCCGTCCCTGCGGAGTCTATGTTGAAGCGATTGACGGTATCCCCAAACTGGAATATCGCTAGGCAACGATCAGTGGCAATGTTCAGGCACTCGTAAGAGGGGTCGCCGTCCCCAGCTACGATTGGGTTAAACCCGGAGGCGAAATAATGCTGAATTACGTTTGCCGTTGGAAGGGGAAACGTACCTGAGCTGAGATACCACTGGCCCAGGAAGACGCTATGCACGGCGTTGAGGCGGACGTTATCTAGCTCTATGATGTGACCGATATTCCCTTGGGGGCAGTCACTATAGGCCAGGGAGTCTCCCGTCTGCGCGACCACGTTATCAACGGCAAGATTCTCCAGCTTCAGCGCAAGCCATCGGGTGTTTGCGCCTGCGGGGGGACATTTTAGATTAAAAAGGGTCTTGTTGATGCCCTGCGTCGCGTTAATCTCAATACGCCCAGTCTTCACAACCGCCACGCCAGCAGCCGAGGCGTTCCGCGTGTTGTCGAAGTTTATGACTCCGCCAGATGCGGGCGTAGAGGCGTTGTCCCATGTGAAACCGTCAATCTGAAAACTGGAGTCATTTTGAGAGTCAAAGGTGTACGCCAGTATGCCGTACCCTCCGCAACCATCGAAGCGCAAGTCCCGCCAGTGAAGATTGAACCAGCCGCCTTGAACCTGGATGCAGTCGCCGGTTGTCGGGCCAACTTCAAAGTTGTTCACTTGCAGATATTTGTCAGGCGTGCCCGCAATGACCAGGCCCGTTGCCGGGGTCGCAGTGCCTTGCCGGAAGTAGAACCCATCTAGGCGCCCGAAGGAACTACACCCTAAACAGTTAACCGGGCGGAAAAACATCACGCCCCCAGCGTTATTGTTTACCGGAACGGTGGGGACACCGGGGCCAGCGACTGCCAGAGAACCGTTCGTCCAATTCGAGCCAATCGCGCAAGCGGTGAAGCCTTGGAAGCCTGTTGTTATCCCGGTTGCTAGTGTGCATTGTGTGGCGGTCATAGTCTGGAGCGCTTCGGTGTTGGCCGCTCCTCCAGCGGGAGAAACATAGACGCGGTAGCCTAGAACGCCGGTAGCGCTAGACGGGGCGTTGACCGTAGTGGTGCTGGTTGCTCCGGTGGTTACAATGGTGGAGGCGGCATCGTTGGAAATCAGAGTTTCCTTGCCGTAAGCATCCGCGTAAGTCACGGCGATCCGGTACGTTCCCGCTGCTATGGTTCCACCAGTCGTGCTCGTGGAGCCGGTCGCCGCCGCTGGTGCGGCGATGGAGCCCAAGCCATTCCAGCGGACTTGCACGCCAGAATTGGGGACATTGCTCGTAATTAGGTTGCACGCCTTCCAGATGATCGTCGCGTTGATGTCGTATCTTCCAGGAGGAAAATAGCAGTTCCGAACTCCATAGGTTCCGTTGTTCAGAGCATCCCCGGCATTGATCGCGTTTTGGATGGCCGTTGTGCTGTCCGTTGCTCCAGTAGGGTCGGCACCGTAGGCCACTACGTCAATCCACCCTACTGTGATAAATGTTGGGCTACCACTAGCAACTTTACATTCGTGCAATCCAATATTACCGTCCGCACCTGCTGTAGTTTGGTAGTAAAGATCACCAATATTGGCGCAGGTAATTGATGATACATTAGCAACTTCAGGAATACGCCCAGTTTTAGAGGTCTGCGCCCCTAAACTTGGAACAAACAACGCAGACAACAATAATGCTAAACTAAGAAGTAGTTTTTTCATTTGATATCTCTTTTCCATTTCGCATAAAAACAGCAGCAGTTTTGTTAACCGCATAGGGGCCTAATACATAAGCCAACACACCCGATAATGTAGCAGCATCCGGGACTATATGATGAAACCAAACATATACCGTAAGCCATCCAAGTCCAAAAATCCCATGAATAAAACTCATGACCCGGCCAAAACTTGGGAGTCCACTTTCCTCACTAAAAATTCCACGAATAAATTTTCCATTCCAATCCATATAATCTCCTACACTACCATATAAGTGTGACACTGTCAAGCTATTATTGCACCATGCCTCTTATCGAGGTAACTTGCTGCATTCAAAGCACTTTTCGCGTTATCGCTGAGGAGTTGGAGGGCCCTATTACATCTATGGCATAGCGCTCCGCGAATCGAGCGCCGTAACAGCCAAAGTCTTGCGGCGGCGCGCGCAATCTTTCGTGATGCACCAGGGAAAACGGTCATCAATCCTTCAACTGTAACAGCGGCTTCCCAGCCCAATAAAGCCTTTGTAGTCACTATTTTAGATCGCGCAATCCGATGATCATGGTCGATTGATAGCCGGTGCGAACCCGGCGGTCTGCCGCATATCTCGCACACGTTTCCATTTGCCGTAAATAGTGCATCTACTTCGGTCAAACTAAGGCCGTAGTGCTTGCGATAGTACTTGTCGCGCTGCTCAGGCGTCTGCTTCATCTCGGCTACTTGGCTGCTATATGAAGTGTGCGGAGAAAGGAGACTATCCACTGGATAGCAAATGATAGTCCAACAAAGACGCCACTCGCTACATAAATCTTCTTCGTCATATAGGCTTGGCCCTCTTCGAGTTTATCAATGCGCCCTTTTTGCCCCCCGCCGCCTACTAAGGAGATCATATTAGTTTCAAGGCGTGCAAGGCTTTCAACAACCCTGAGTTGAAAGTGTCCGTTTACTCCGTCGCCCCGTTCGCCCTTTTCTCCGCGCTCACCTTGTTCACCCCGTTGTTCGTCTGACATAATAACCACCCTTAGATTTATTTGATTCCGATTACAGTAAATGGAACTGATTTTGCTGTGCAATTCGCGCAAGGCAACCAATGCTCGCGCGCGAGGAAAAGCACATGCCCTAGTGCCATAACAGATAACACTTCAATGGGCCGATGCAAACCCGCTGCAAAAGCAATCGCACTTGTCCAAAATCCCAAACACACTGGGCAGCTACGTAATTTAGCCGGCAACCACCGAAAGATTTCCCCTGAGTGTAATAGGAGCGTCAGGTGAGATTGCACCAAACTTACGAGCAAGATCCAGCAAAGATTTGAAATGCTGAGGGTCTGCACCAAGTATTACCTCCGTAGATAACAAGGAAATTGTGACGGGCACCTGCACCGGCTGGCCGAGTAAAGCAAAGATGGCTTCAAGACCCCGAGTTAAAACAGGGTCAGTGCCTACTTCAACTATTTCGTGTTCGATATTATTTCGTGTAAGAAACCATTTGACTTCTTCACAATAGGGGCAACCCGGTTGTACATACACGCGCGCGAACTTCATACTACCTCCGGGCCCAAACTTGGGCATTTACGTTTGCTAATGATTCGGCAGATTGCGTTGTAAATTGTATTGAGATTACGTCACCCTTAACAAAGGGCACTACGTTTGTCGAATCAACGCAAGTTAAACCTGTACCTAAAGTACAAGTTATGGCAGTAGCTACGTTATTTTTCAATACAGTTACAACTCCTGATCCAGCCACGCGCCCTCCACTGCCTGCTTTTGCGGAAAGATTCGAAAGCAAACCATCTCTGCTCATTACTTGTCCCTGATCTACAGTGGTTGATGTACAATTTCGCGTTGCAGTTTGACCCAAAGCGTATAAACCAAGTGTAGCAGAAGATGAAGCTGTTCCTACGCATGTTCCTTGCAACATATTATCACTGATGATTGCCCCGCTACCAGTAACTTTCCCGAGAATAATATTGCCCCCACCATCTACTAGTGTGCCCGCATTTTGTGAAGTGCAACTTGGACTACTATCAAGTTGTGTTCCTATTAAAGTGAGCCTACCTCCTATAGCTACGATAACTGGAGTTTCTCCTACATTTAATGCAAGACTACATCCAACTAAGGTCGCATCGGATGCCTCATCAATTAGCATTTCACCCGTAGCAGCATTGCCGGCTAAATGATAACCAACAAAAGTGATAATCTGAGAATTCTTTAATTGGATGCAAGGACTAGCCGCACCAGAGCATTCATCATGCGCTCCACCAATAAAGCTGACACGTTTTGCATTAACTACCTGTATTGGACAATCAGTGCTTACTGTCCCGTAGTCATACACAATAGTAAGAGAACCTTGAATTTTTAATCCTGTGTTTGTCCCATCGCTGCTTTTAACTTGATAAGAGTAATATTTGTGAACTCGTGTTGAACCTGCAAGAAACAATCCAGCCGCCAATACACCGTTTGTGAGAACAAAATTTGAAACTTTAAGGTCGAAAATTGTAGAGGTACTAGTACTTACGGCTTTTGATTGATTATTAGCATTCGTTAGCGTTGCGCCATGAAAATCAATGTTTAAGTGTCCAAATTCTCCTGCAAGATTACTATTCTCGTTAAAAACTGCACTAAAACTAGTAAATGTGATTGTTGGCGCTGGCCAAATATTAGTCGCATTTGAGCCTCGACCATGAACAACTAACGGCAGAACACCAGACGAATTAAATGGAATCGCACCATCATACATGATATTGCCCGATGGCAATTGAATCGTTCTACCTGTATTGTTTCCATCGACACCGGCTTTTCGCAATCCAGCGCCATTTTCGGTGCCAAGAAAACATGCTCGACTTCCTCCGGTATTAGTTGCGTTCACTGACGCCGTCGCTTGTGTAGCCGATTGAACAGAAAGAATTGTGCTCGGAACTAAATAAACGGCCATAGGAGTAGCGTTACCGGCGTAAGTTATATGACACCAAATTGTTTTGCCGACATCTGCCGAAGTAAATGCCATTGTCGCTGATGTGATTTGCGGATTGTTGATGATAAGTGAGCAATCCGTCGTTGTACGCCCATTCGCTACTACGTTATAGGGATCAAGTGTAACATCAATGTAATCATTATTCGCACCGGCCGGCTTTCCCCACGAAACGTCCTCACGCAAATACCGAAGCGAGCCAGCTACCGGGCTGGTATCGGGCACCTGACCTGGACGATGATTGATCCCGGCTTTGCCAAAAATATCCGGGCTATTAGGTAGATCAGCAGGCTGGAGCGCCCGGAAGGTAGGTGCAGCAGCAGGACTAGATAATGGCGCTGCAAAAACAGTATTCGGTGTTTCATTCGCTAAAGTTAATGCAAGTGTTCCACTCGTTGTAATTGGTGTTCCGGCAATTGTCAAGAAAGCTGGCACCGTCATCGCAACACTTGTTACTGTACCGCTACCACCACCAGGAACCTGCCACGTTGCATCTTCGCGTAGAAACTTTGTGACACCAGCAGTAGGACTAGTATCAGGCACAGCGCCTTGAGCATGAAGCGTACCACTCGCGCCAAACACCACACCAGTAATCAGAGGCAGTGCCGTAACACCAGGAAACAATGTGCCGGCGTAGGCCGCAGAAGGCCCCACAATCCAAGTGAGCGGGCCCCAAACCGTTGTACCTCCAGAGTTCTTTGCTATTGTTGAATAGGAGGTGCCGGCCGGCGTAAGTTCGGCATTAGCATTTACGTTTGCCTGCCCAATGATAACACCATTTGCGTCAAGGTTGAATGTGTAGGTAGCAGCGGCTACCGCGCCCGTAGAGATAACAGTCGCGGCCACGGAGAGCGTAAGCACAACAGTACCGTTGGCTACAGGTGTACCGTCTCCGTTTAAAAATTGTCCTCCAGCAATGTTGAACATACTGTCTCCTAGTATTCGCTATCCAACCGAACTTGTGGATGCAAAGCAGACGCCTTGACATGAACATCCCATACTGTATCCTGTGGTGTGACGCCTATGTGCTTGAGCGCATCAATGTGGTGCTTCTTTACTTTTTTGTGTGCGTGCGCTTTATCAGTATGTAGCGCGTGTAACGGAGTTGTACGATGATGCACAGGATGATGAAGCCTAGCTACCTCTGGATGCGCGTGCCATAATGCTTCGGATGTTTCATCCTTGAAATCATCACAGGATAGCAAGATCATTCCACTATCGCCTAAATCAATATAATGAAAACCACCGCAGCACATGAATAGATGATGATGAGGAATTGGCTCACCAGTAGCTTCTCGTGGTCCCGCATGACAAGGGTCATGTAGAATAGTTTTAGGAACGACATAGAAACGCCGCATAATGACTCCTCTACACCATCTTGCTGTTGTGGGCTACTATTCCATTTTCCAGAATGTAATGTCGCGCTTCTTCGTCGCGCGTCAAAACCTGAAGGTTGTAGACCGTCGTGCATACAGTACGCTGTGACACGTTTGAAAAATAGTGTTCAGCACAAACCCATTTTTCCCCGGCTTTCAAAAGATGGTTCAAGGTAACTAGTTCACCCCGACCCATATCGAGCATTTCCGAAGTGTGATTTTCATGGACTAAAAGCCGAGCAAAGAAAATACCACACTCATTTTCGATAAGGAAATCCCTATCGGTTGGAAGCGCATCAAACCGAACGATGCCAAAATCTAGTGTTCTCACCTTCACGTTGCCAGTAAAGCAACCGCCGCCGCCGCCGCCTCCTCCGCCTCCGCCACTAGCAGTCGTAGCTGCGGCCATTGGAGCAGCAGCTAATCCTACATGCTGATAGGCAGATGCTAGCGCGGCATTAGCATTAGAACGTTCGCTGGCCGTAAATGCCCAAGTAGGTGTTCCGTGTCCGCCCCCAAGAAAAGTAAGGACTGTTTTTGTTAGTCCGTTCGCGTCATCTAAGTACGGATAGAAATAATATGTTGTATTACTTGTGAGACCGCTAGTTGTTTGTGTACCTACAAAGTGTTGCGTTGACCCATCATTTCTCACAACATAGATATCCCAAGTCCATGTAATACTAGTTGTATTTGATGTATAAGTAAATGGACCATACCAAGTCGGCGGTACGCTGCCTGCATTTGTAAGCAGTGCTCCGCTTCCGATATCATACGCGCCAGAAACGCCAATCAAAGGCACAACAACCGCTGATACTTGTGTTATGCTCTGAGCCATATTGCCAAAGATGTTGAAACTTGTCGCCTTGATGTAAGCCGTCTTTCCGATGTACGACGCCGGATACTGATACACGTAACTCGCCTGATCTAGGCGACCAAAGAAAGAACCCTTGGGCCAATTTTGCGCTTTAGTATTCTCAATTCCACGCCGCAGGTAGCTGAGTTTGTAAATGTGATCCCCAACAAGTGCGGCGGTCTTGTAACCAATTATCTCGGGTGTTGCTTGGCCGGTGCCAACAAAAACGCGCATCCGTGCATTCCTCACGTCCACCACAAAGGGTGATGGCAATGTACCAGCCGAAATAGCTTGAAAAGTTGGGCCCATGGTATCATTGTCTGTTGTAAAATCACCACCCTGCCAACTAGAACCATATACAGTTTGATCATTAAAATAAGAAGAAATACCGGCTGACCCAGTTGCAAGACTACTATCAGTTTTTGTACTGACAGTATTTCCATTGATCCGAGCTATTAGAGTTGTTCCTTGTACTTCAAGATACAAGGTATCACCTATAGCGAATGTAAAGTTTCCGCTATCAAGATTACTTGTTGCTCCATTTACAACTTTACGAAGAACCCATTGATTTAGATTCTGAAACAGATAGAAAATGTATGCATTGCCCGAACTTGATGAATTTGCACGAAGTGCGACGCCTACTCCATTTACTCCTGTATTATATAGTGTAATTGTAACCTGCGCCCACTGATCATTAGGCCAAGCAACGCTGTTGTAAAAAGAACAATTTTGACCTGCCGAATTACCACTAAAACCGAATGCAGGATTTAAGATCATAGCACCAAAAGCAACAGACCAATTAACACCAAACGTACTTCGTAAAAACTTATCCGAAGCAAGTGCATTGGAAGGCTTATTGATGTCAGTAAGGTTAAAGTTTGTGCCCCATTCGCTTACCTGAGAACGCGGCCCGCCAACACTATATTCTTGGTAGGTCGTGAAGGGTGATGTGAGTTGTACAAGTTTAGCTGTGCCTACGACAGGGGACGAAACACCTGGAGGTATCATTTGAATGCTTAGAGCAACTGAATCGAAAGCAATGGCTGGAGATTGATCAAGTTTTGCATCAAAAAAGATTTGGTATCCAAGAAGTACATTACCGGCCGGGATTGAAAATCCAAAGCCCGCCGCTTGACCCCAGCCGCTTGTAGTTCTATCCGGGGCATTTCCAAGTGTAATTTCGGCAAAATTACCACTAGCACGCGTCGCAGAAAAATTTGTTGGATTAGACCATGCTCCTGTTATAGGTGCTAATGTCGGCCCAGTAATATTATATCCTTTCGCAGCCGGACTCTCATAGTACGTAGGATTTACAATGTTCGGAGCCGCCAAAATAGAACGCGTTACAAAATGGTCGGCATCTGCCTGCGTAACACTGCTCAATGTTGTCGTAGAGTTTTCGAGAGTAACAAAGAGATCCTGTGTCAAATCAGGATCGGGCCCTGAATAGAACGGTGAAGTTAAAGTACCAAAACGCCCCGAGACGCTAGTAGTTGTCAAGAGGTTGTAGGTGATATTGTCAAAGCTAATCCACAAACTACATCCACCCCATGCTAGCTCTTTGCCGCCAACAAAGATGTACAGGGAGTTGCCTTCTTGTTTGCTCAACGTAGCTGGCGCTTCAAACACAAAGATATCCGTAGCGCCAGGGTCTTGCTGGCCGCGACTCAAATCATCGGAAGGTTTCTGTGCTTGCTTCGGATACAACACTGCATCACCAGTTGCCCAGGGAAAATCTTTAGCCGTCACTGCAAGCGGTTTGTCCGGTGCATCTGTGATACTCAGCAAACGCACAGGCGTATTCGATAAGCCGAGGTTCGCGTCAGTGAGTAACACAATATCCATCGGTTCCAAATACGCATAGTTCGATCTGAGATTAAATGAATAAGTATTTCGAACTGTATTGCCGGCCTGAACGCGCAGGTTCGCTGCAAGTTGCGCCGCCTTCTCAGTACAGATGAAGGGGTAAGATACTGGCGGCTCTCGGCGCAAACCAAACGTATCTATACTAGCTGGATCTTCCGCTTCTAGCACATCCTCGTTATACGAATTGGTTCTAACTGTCCAGCGCACGCCTACTTTGTTGTACGCATCTTCCCAAGCAGTGCGAGAAACTTTGATCGGTTCCTCTCCCTTACCCGGAACATAATCATTATCGTTCAGCGAAACGACCGGAGATGTTTTGGGATTGTACACATATCCATTTGCTACAGCCGTAACCGAAGAGTTCGGAACAAACTTCAGCAAGCCTTCTGACCAAAATGCACCCACGCGCGAGGCTTCTAGTATCTCACCGATAACCGCGCCAGCAGAATTCTGCTGTTCCAATACCATACTGATGAAAAAGTTGTTCGCTGCCCAATAGGATCGCGCCGGGCTTTGCAATGTGTAGCTTAAATTCTGTTTAGCGAACCCCGCACCGAATCCCGTATCAGTTAGGATTGACTCAATCACATCAGCCGGATTGGCGTCCTGAATGCCCGCGCCGGCCGGGTATAATCCGATGATTTCGTAATTGTAGTTTGGCATCGTTGGTGAGTAGCCCAAGTAAAGTCCGCTCGACCCCATGTAGCAAACATCGCTATAACCAAGATCAGAACCCGGATGTTTTGATGTCATGTATGACCAAGCAGCCTGCCCGCGCGCGCCCGAGAAGAAAGTCATATTCAACTGACTAGGCGCATTCTGATCCGAGTTCACCTGATTGTATTGGTAGGTGACTACAACCGCTTTACCTGCATCTGAACCGCCAGCGAAAACGTAACTGCCGCCATTCGCATCATAAGTTCCTGCACCGCCTAATCCCGCCTTTAATAAAGTTCCTGAAGGGTAGTAGTAAACACCCTTGTCGCCGCCGAAGTACGGCTGATGTTCAACTGTGTAGGTGTAAGGTGCGCTAAATGGAATGATTGTCAACTCTGTTTGAATGGTCTGGAAACTGTAGAAGGAATATGATATTGTAAGCACCTTGCCGGCATCAGCCGAAGCAAAGGTATAAACTCCTGTGACTGGATCAACTTTATACTGCCCCGCAAGCGGAGTGCCTGTTACCTTCACAAAGGGAGATGTGTTTGTTCCAGTAAATGTAACTGCTCCGGGCGCTCCGTAATCAAGTGCGACAATAGAATAAGCTGTATCATATCCAACGCCGGCATCATTAGAAAACTGTGCAGCATTCGTGGGGGTATAAGTACCGCCCCCGCCCGGCACAGTAAAGGGTTCAGAGCTTGAGGCGGTAACAAACTTTCCAACCGATTCCCACACGCTCTCTATGCCCTGCACATTGCCCTGGCACAAGAGCACTTCAACAGCGGTAGTATAAACCCAACTACCGGGGGATTTGCCCATGCCCTTGCCGCCGCCGCCTCCCTTCTTGCCCGAACTTTTAGCTTTGTTTGCTTGAAAATCACCATACCAGATTACCTTGCCAGCGATACGCTGTTTCCCATAAATCAAAGGGATAGGGATACCAAAAACAGACGCAGTAGTGCGCATACCGCTGTATTTGGTTCTGAGGCCCGCCGGTTTTGCTCCAAAGAGTGCAGCCATTATTTCACCGCAGTAAAGAAGCGCCGTTCGCGGCGTATAAAAAATCCTTCATGTGCTGCCGAACCCATTACGCCGCGCCCCTCAAGTGGATGCAGAATGTATGTCGGCCAACTGATAATAATTCCACCATGCGTCCACGAGTTGCCAAACTTGAACAAGATAAAATCTCCCGGTTGTACCTGCTCTTCTGTAATCTCTCGAAAATATGGTTGCAACTCATGCCAATATGTCGGGTCGGCTTCCTTCTTCATCCATTGCTGCGAGTAGTACGCGGGCGGTTCATATTCGCGCGGAATGATACCGACTTCTTGATAGACCCGCAAAGGCAAATATGCGCAATCAACACCGATGCCCTTGAGACCAACGTGGTCAGCATAAGGAGTATTTCGCCACGAAAGAGCTTCATCTACAATTCGTTTTCGTAGTCCGAGTTCTTCGTCACGTGTCATGTATCCTCGTAAGTTGTTGATTCAAATGGCGATTTCTGGATTGGGGACAAACGGAGTCGCCCCAATATGAATCAAATTGTTGAACTGACTTGTACACGCCGTAATCGTTTTATTACATCCTGGATACATCTTGAACGTATCACCTGTTGCAATAGGAAACTTCAACGGCACCATAAGTTGAATTCTCGTATTGCTTATTTGCTTCTTGATAGTGTACTGCAACCCGTTGTTCTGACCGCCAGTAAATTTGATCATGCCCTGCTCAAACGTCATGCTAGCGTTGTAAAAACTTGCCGCTGTGATGTTCGTTGTCAGATTGATGTAATTGGTATCACTCGCGGCGGCCGCTGAATTGCTCATTTCGAAATTGGCTTTCAACAGCGTACAACCTACATCAAACAGCGTATGCCGGCAGCTAGATTGGATGATGTTGCGCGGCACCGGGAAGTTCAGCAAATATAGCAGATCAGCAACCTTAAATGTAGCTTTGCTACGCCCGGTTTGCGTTGCACTCGAAATCTTTCCTACGAAGGTTGTCAAAAAACCCATCTTCACGCCTTCTGATGGCGGATCATCTAGTCCCCAGTAAATCGTATAGACGCTAACATTCGCGGCATCGAAAAGTCCGGCGCGCACAGCACCAAGAACCGATAACGATAATGCAACTGCCGGAGAAGTCAGAGGAGCAACTGGGATCAAAATTGTACTATCGGCCATCACGGTGAGGTTCATCTCCTCAGATTTAGGCTGGTAGCTCACAACCGTTTTAACTGGGCCCCGCTCCCACGTACCGAACTTCGATGGATGATAAATCGTAGCAACAGGTGGAGAACTTGCCGGATCAACAAGGGTAATAGGCACCTGAGCCGTTGTAGCTGTGATATTCTTGCCATTCAAAAGCTCAATCAAAAATAGATCAGCGCGGTGAAAAGCTTCGCGCGATTCCAGAAAGGCTAAAAGTTGTGGTGAAATTTGCTTAATTATTTTTCTCCAACTTTTCCATTTACCGTAAAAGACTCTTGAACTTCACCGATGTATTTTTCCACATCCGCTGCTTTATGGATTGCAAATTTGACCACGAGTCCTCCATGAAGCGGCAACGGAAATAAAACTGACCTGCCCATTGCAGCACAGTACTAACTGCTGGCGGCGTGTTGAACGTGAGCATCCCGTACTTGTCGATGCTATAGGTACTTGCCGCTTGCAGCGCACCGTTTTTGTAAATGAGTGGATAACCAGCAGCAAAGTTTTGAACCAAATCATCAAACCCACCTAACTGACGACGCAGCAAAAACCTATCATTCAACCCATCACCTACGCCAAGATCATAAACCTGTAGGTCTGCACTAGTGAGCGACGCAGTTACCTGTGTTTTGCTCGACCCATTGTCATCGGGATCGAAGTACAACCAATCTACCGCCGCGCCTTTTACCTGCCCGTAAAATCCTACTATCGTTTGATACAGCGAAGCGGATTGCGCAGGCGTAGCATCGCCAAGCACATAGGCCAAATCCATTTCAAATATCCATACAGGATACTGCTGTAACGCGACCCGAGTTTCACCAACACTACTTGCCGTTGTTTGAACAAGAGTTTTGAACGACGGCGTTTTCTTAACCGGAACGCGAAAGACCCATTTGGTCTGTCCGATTACATCTGGAAAAATAGGATCAGTAGCTAGGGTGCTCATATTAAGCCAGCAAACTCATGAATTTGATTGACGAATTCTTCCACATTCGTTGCTTGATGGATTGCAAATTTATCCATTCGTCATCTAAGAAGCGACACCGAAAATACCACTGGCCTGCCCATGTAATACTATTTCCGACAGCCGGTGCGGTCACAAACCGTAACGTGCCTTGAAAATTGATGCTGTACGCACTCGCTAATTGCAACACACCCGCCTTGTAGACCAGCGGATAGCCCGTATGAAAATTCTGTATCAGATCAGTAAGATTCCCGATTGGGCGAGTCATAGAAAAATCAGTTGTAACCCCATCACCCGTTCCAATCGAGTTCTGCTGCAAATCAGCCAGGCCCAAACTCAAGGTGCGCTGTGTTTTGCTCGAACCATTGTCATCAGGATCGAAGTAAAGCCAATCATCCGCCGCACCTTTCATCTTACCGTAAAAGCCAACGATGCTTTGATAGGCCGAAGCTATTTGCGCCTGTGTAGCATCCCCAAGCATGTAAGCCAAATCATATTCAAATTCCCATCTTGGATACGTTTGGAGTGCAATCCGAATCTCACCTACACGATTCTCAGGAGTTTGCACGATCGTATGAAACGACGGTGTTTTCTTAACCGGAAGCCTAAACTTCCAGTTGGTTTGCCCGATTATGTCAGGGAAAACGGAAACTGACATGTACTATCCCTCTGGCTGGCCACGCCAGTTGCTCTTGCGAACATGCGAGTCCATGTGCTCTACGAACTTCGCACCATGTTCTGCTAAAACAGCATCGACACCGTTTGCATCAAAGGATTGCACTACTGGTGCGAAGGTAAAGTGCGTATCGCCTCCACCACCGCCTGATCTATTCAGGGAAGCAATTGTACTATTTGGGAAAACATGTCCACCAGAACCAGAGCGGAACAATTCAGGACCGCGCTCACCAATTAAATATGTACGTCCTGGAGTGACATCGCCTCCGGTTGCCAACATAGCAATTGCTTTAGCAGCAGCCATCTCCCCCAACATTATGCCGCCGAAGCCTGTCGCCAGTGCAGGGCCTACAATCGGAATCCAGCTTAAACTTGCCCAGATGCCGGCCATGCCCGCTTGACTCGCCGCGTCTGCCTGCTTACGCAAGCTTGCTGTTACGCCCGCTGATGCGCCCGCACCAGCCGTACCCGCGCCCACTTTCGTAGCCTCCGCCGCTGCTTTGGTAGCCCCGCCGCTGAACAAGGAGCCTAGTCCACCTGCGGCTCTCCCAACTGGAGTATCTTTGCCTCCGATTAACGGAATATCTTTCAGTATATCAGTTATCGAACCACCGCCAACACCAGGGATGCCACTAGTCATCGTCACGAAAAGTGCGTGTGCCGCATCACTGCCATCGCGTTTTCCAAAGCCTATCTTCTCAGCTATCTTACCGAGTGGACCCGGTAGATGTGGCGCGATTGTGCCGGCTATCTTCCCAATGCCCTTAGCGATGACGCCTTTCACAATTGTTTCTTCAAACTGGGCAAACACCTGGCGCAAACTGCCCTGGCCCGTTACAATGAAATGAGCTAAAGAATTCTCCCACCCTTCAATAGCCGTTTTGAAAGCACCGGCTATCTTTTCACCAAGCCGATCGCCTTCCATTTTCAGTTCGTTAAATACGGCTCTTGCCTTTTCACCAAAGGTACCAACTTTCAGTGCCGCATCATCCCATATCTTAGTAAGTTCTCGTGTCTGGTCTGATTCCCTTGCTCGATTAAGTAAACGCCGATTGTCTAGCTCAAATTGTCGTTTCGTTTGATCTAAATTACGTTGAAAAATAGTTTGTTCTTTACTTGCCACTTCATTTTTTTTCGCAAATAATGTATCTTCTTGACTGAACGCTTCTTGCATATCAGCTTGACGAGCGGCGAACGCTTTTATCTCTGGTTGTGCAGCAAATTCTTTGGCCTTTAGATCAATCTTTTTTAAGATTAGACCTTGTTCAACGGCTGCTCGTTCTTCTGCCTTTAAAGCACCATTTTTAAGTGCAGCTTCTATATCTTCAATTTCGGCTCTAGTTTTGGCAAGAGCAGATACTTTTTCAACTTCGCCACGAACAAACTCTTTTGCTTGTTGCGCAGATAACTCCCCATTAAGCTTCAGTGCTTGCGCTAATTCAACAAAGCCACGTCGCAAGTTTTCTTGCGCTTGATCCTTAGCGTTTGAATCACCGCGTCGAATCGCTTCTTCATAAGCAGATTGTAAATCCCTAACTTGTTCACGAATTACCGATACACGTCCCGGCGCACCAACAGTTACGCGCCCAAAGCGACCACCTTGCTCATCGGCCTCGTTCTTCGCACGTAGCGCGGCAACTTGTTCCTGAATTGCTCGAACTTCCTTTTCCGCATTAACAAGGGTCATCTTGCTGGCGGCTTGAATTTTCTCAGCAAGTTCTGCATTGAAAATTTTAGCTGTATCAATAGGTCCAATCTTTACCTTATAACCGAGCATTTTTTCGAGTTGTGTTTCTAGGTTCTCGATGAAAGCTTTAGCCGCAGCCGTAGCTTCTGCCCAAACCTTCGGACCAAAGGCTTCTCCTAATCCTAATCCTTCTGCTCGTGCTTTGCTTGCAGCAGTTTCTAATTTCTGAATTTCAGCACGAATAGCTTCCATAGCGGATGCAAATTTAGGATCAGCAACAGGCTTTGCACCACCGCCTCCTTCTCCTCCAAATTTGATTGCTTTATCAAGAGACTCCATTACTTTTTGACGTGTGATCAATGCATCAGCTTCTTGTCGTTTTACAGCATCCCATTGTTTGTCGCGCGCAGTTTTTCCTTTATCGCTATCATCGGCTCCTTGTTCAAACCCAGTACCCACACCACTAACACTCATACCTTGTGCAAAGAGCCGTATTTTTTGAAGAGCAATATAAAAATCTTGCAATTGGAACACAACATACGCAGCAATTTTCGCAACACCAACCAAACCCTTACCTAATGTTTCAGCAAATGAAGTAAGACCCGCACCACTTCGTATCGAATCAGTAAAAGCGGCTGCAAGATGAAGCATGACAGGAAGGACCGCAGAAGTCATTGTATTTGCAAATCCTGTCCAAACCATCTCCATCTTCGCGCCCTCTTCTTTCAATTTCAGGGCCCCGGCATAAAAGTCATCACCAAGCGCCGCGCCTACCCGTTTAGCTAACCCAATCCATTCCTCTAGTTTCTTTGGGCCCATCTCAAGAAAAGGTACCATCGCCGCGCCGGCGCGACCAAAAATCTCAATCGCTATGGCTGTTTTATGTCCTTGACTTCCAAGATGCTGAAACTTCTCAGATAGTATGACAAGTTTTTGCTCAATCGGTAATTGGACAAACTGTTTCGCATTTATTCCTAAATCTGTAAAACCATTACTCATTAAGTGACCGGACTTAGCGGCAGCCAGGGCGTTCTTTTCCATACGCTCTATAGCGCGAGCCAAATAATCTTGATCAACACCGTAGGCTTTAGCTAGTGGAGTAAGTGCTGCCAGAGTAGATGCGTGCAGCCCAGTTGCCATAGCAAGTTGCTGTGTGCGAGCAGCAGCATTAGCAGTATGAAGCGCAAGAGCAGTTAATCCAGCAGCAGCCGATAAAATACCAACACCTATACCAGCAAGCGGTCCTGCAAGCATACCAAGAGGTCCGCTCATACTGGCGATAGATTTAGTTGCGGTAGACGCTGCCCGACCCATCGTCAGAAAAACTTGGGAAATAGCAAGTCCTTGCGTGCCAAATAATCCAAGTGTACCACTAACAAAAGATATACTGTTTGCGATAGACTTGAATTCCTTCTCAGTTTGACGAGCAAACTGTTGGACGTTATAAGCCTGCTTAGTCAGACCAGTTTCCCATTCTGAATAATCAACTCCGAGCTTAACAAATAATTGACCTAGATTGATAGCCATAATTACACCCTGGTTTCAGTTTTCTTGCTCATTGTCCGTTTAACGGAAACTTGTTGTTCTTCGGGCGACAATGTTGTAAGATCCGGTTCTTCAGGTTTGCTTTCACCAGGAACAAACTCCATCGGGTTAATCGGTTCCTTCGGTGCAGCCATACTTGAATTGATCACAGCAGCCGCAATTATGCCCGAGCGTAAGTACTGCTGCTTTGTTTCGGCTGTACGACGTACTAGCAATGCTTCCAACAAAGCAGGTGTGAGACTACCGAAATCTTCATCCGATAACCCTAAATCATAGCGCCCGATAGCCCACAGATCGAGCAAACTCAGCTTTACGCCGGATTGCTCGTCGCTTCCAAAGGGACTTCACCAGCCACGCCGGCAGCTTCGGCCACACGCGCGGCTTCTTCAGCATCCTTGATAGCCTTCTGTACCTCGGGGCCCAGTCCAGCTACGAAGGCTGCACGAAGCGCAGAAGCAACCTCAACTGCGTTCGTGTAGGACAGGTAGGAGCCAACGATCTCCAAACCAGCATCACCTTCATAACCCTCGTTATGAATTTGGAGAGCCGCCCACAAAGCTACACGCAGTTTATCCGCACTCAGGTTATCGAAGAAATCCGAGGCGTTTTGAAGCATGTTAATACCTATTTTGTCTTCGATTGCGGCAAATGAATTGAAGTCAAAACTGAGCTTCAAATCCAATCTTCGCGCACCGTTTTCATCTATTAAATCTAATGACAACGGTATCGAGGGTGCAATATGATGTCGAATTGCTGAGGTCTTACGAACATTTTGCATTGTGAATCCTCCATACTATCGAGAAAGTGTTACGGGCGGAAAGACACCCATAGTGTGCGCGGTACAGAAATATTTCCTGCACCGCGCAGCAACCAACAGTGCCATGCGAGTACCAAACCATAAAGGACTCTAAGTCCTTATGGCAGATACACTTGGCCCGTGATCTTGATCGCGCCGTTCACCGTGACGTGCTTGGAAACGTCGAAATTTAGGTCGAATTTCGTCACGTATCCGTTGAACGTGATGATGCCGTTCGTGCCAGGCATAGTCACCTTCCACAGACCAAGCAAACCCGCGATGAAGAACGTGTTGTAGAGGGCATCTTGGGACTCTTCCTTCGGAAGGAAGTTCCCCTCAAAGGATATTTCACCAGCATCGGCTAATGTGGTGATCCACTCTTTGATGGTGCCGCTCTGCATGTTCGTAATTTCATCGAGGTCGTACTTAGACCCGGTGAAGTCAATCTTACGGAGTTCGGCGACTGTGATGAAAGTTGCAGGAGATGTCCCTACTGTCCGGTAGGACAATAAGGTTGAACGTCCTGCAATTGCTGCGGATGATGTGTAAGCCATTTCTTACCTCGTTTTGCTGCGATTTACTCTCTAAAACCGTGCTGCCTGAGAAGATCGTTAGGCGTTGTCCGTCCACCAGATTTCGTAGTCTACATGCGTTGAATAAATAGTACCGTGTGGAACAGATTCAACTAAATCTACTTCGCGTTCAAGCCACGCGCCTTCAAAGGTGACATTGCCGGCCGCGTTAGTCTGAAGCAAACCATTGAGCGCATACTTCACTTGGTTAGCAACTTGCTTGACTACTTTCGCGCTACTCGCATAACAAGCAAAGCGCATCACCGCGCGCTGTAACCGATTCGCGCCCTCAAAAGCAATCACTGGTTCCGCACCCTCTTGTGAAAAAACAACGTAAGGTATAGTTACCTCATCCGGGGCGAGCATATTAAAAATACCCGTTGTCCCATCAGTACGCGCCGTACCAAGCAGCGCCGTTAATGCCGCTGTCGTCGAAAGCACGTTATAAAGTCCTTCGGAAAGCATTATTTTCCTAGTAGTTTCAATATATCTTTAAGTTCTGTGACGACAGTATCTATTACCGCTGGTTGAACTGAAATAAATGAGCGGGTCATGAATGGTCGCGCACTCATCTTCGTAGTACCAAATTCCAGAAAACGAGCAACCGTTGCTACAGCAACTCTACCTGTCTTGCGCATCTTTCCACGAATGAGGCGCTCAACATACGTGCCATGCTTCGGGTAATCAATACGCCCTTCGGGCCCGACGTAAGCTACACCCGTTTGATATTGCGGGTAAAAGCCTATTCGAACGCCCAGGTGCTTCGGCAAAAATCCAGTAGACTGATCACCCGCACCGGGCGCAGCATTTTGCATCGCTTTCAAAATCAATTTACTGCCTTTTCGCACAGCCTCTTTCACAACAATAGCTGCAACTTTGGGGGCGAGATCCCTCAATTTATGTTGAAGTTCAGCAAGACCCTTCATCTCATATTTAATAGTATCTGCCATATATCACCAAATAAATCTAAACGCCCCAAGCTTTGCCAATCGCAACATTCCTTTTTGAAACTGTTTCCCATGCCCACTAGATTTTGGTAACGATACGTGAACCATTTCGTGCATCAATACTTGCAAAGCAATCGAGGGCCAGGTTTTAAGTTGCGATTTAATAATGATCCAATGGTTCCCTATCGTCCAGCCTAAATCCCTACCTACATGTCCGTATCGAACGTCTACATCGTTTGGTAATTTTCCATTAAAAAAGACTTTGTTCAATTCCTTATACGCGTGCTGTAATGCTCGATTCGTTTTCACGTAAAATAATTTCTGCCGTCCTTTAGAGGAGGCCGCTTGACATACTGATTGCCGGACTCTGGTTCCCACCGTCGTTTACCTCAACGCAGAGTATCACTAGTGACTTCGTGCGTTCATCCGGGTTCATTACCCCGAGCACTTGAAATACGCGCTTCGCAAAGTAAATCTGATCTTGCGCTGCAATCGTAACGGGTACAGCCTGGCGCGGCCCGCGATAGCGAATAGTAATTTTGTGTGAAACTGTACTAACAAACGCATCACTAACCAAATTCTCATTCGCTGTGATAGCCTCAACACTACCCCAAAGTGTTACGACCGGCGATGTGCTAGCTAAAGCCATCCCTCCAGACGAATCTTGGGCCGGCCCATAGGGCTTTACAAGCTGTATCCGGTGCCGGAGTTTTCCGATTTGGATTCTAGTCGAGAGCGCCATAATTTCTAACCTTCGATGAGATTACATTTGGGATCAAAACCTCGGCCGGGCGTCCACCTATCGTGTGTGCAGTTTGTGCGGCCTGTGCGCCTGCGGCGCGCCGCTCCGGTGCCTGCACCGGCAGCACCGCCCCCTCCCCTTCCTTCTGGAACACCAGCCGCCCCTGCTCCTCATCCCAGTCTATGCACACCAGATCCCCCAGCTTCACCTGCTCGGTCGCCAATAGGTTCGCCAAGGGATACACAATGTTCCGTTCTATCGCCCGCTTCAGGTGCCGCGCCCCGTACTTGAGGTCCGTCCCCTCCCGCAACAAATACGCCCGCGCCGCCGGCGTCACCCGAAACAAAAACTGCCCTCTCGCCGTGTCCAGCACCCGCTGCTGCACCATCCCCAGCTCAATCTCCAAGATCTGCTCCAACTGCTCCTGCCGCAACGGATGGAACACCACCACCTTGTCAATCCGGTTCATAAATTCTGGTAAGAACTTTTTCCTTGCGGCCTCTGTTGCAGTTCGCTCCATCTTTGAATCTAATTTATCTGGTTTATCAGTTGGTTGAGCAAAACCCATTGTTCCTGTCAATAGTTCAATAATGTCTGAACCTCCTAAATTCGAGGTCATAAATATCATTGTTGCTGATAGATTTACGAGACGATTATCTCCAAGTGTTAATCGCGCCTTATCTAAAATTCCTAAAAGCAAAGACCACAGCGCATCGGAAGCCTTCTCAATCTCATCAAACAACAAAAACGACAGCTTCAGCTTCTCGGTGTGATACTGCGCCAGGGCTTCCTGCGTGATCAACGGGTGCGTCTCCCGATGACCCAGATAGCCCGGCGGCGAGCCAATCAGCTTGGCAATCTCGTGCGAGTGCTGGAACTCGGCGCAATCTACTTTAATCATCGCCCGAGAATCACCAAAGAGAATCTCCGCTGCCGCTTCCACAATGCGCGTCTTACCCGAGCCGGTCGGCCCCAGGAATAGTAGACTGCCAACTGGACGATCTAAAGAATTCATTCCTGCACAAAATACTTGGTATAAGTCTACTAATGATTGTACACCTGATTCTTGTCCTACAATTCGTGTACGAAGAGTTGTATTAAATATCTGTGATTCTTTGCTGCGCTGCAAAGGATTTAATAGTTGATTTTTTACTTGCATTCTACCTCCTCATCTTCAGCTTTTATCTCCCTTATCTCCTTTATCGCCCTTGTCCCCTTTTACAGCATCACCTTTATCTCCTCTATCACCTTTTTCACCTTTTACACTATCACCTTTTATACTATCTCCCTTATCGCCCTTATCACCCTTGATACTATCACCTTTTTCACCCTGTTCGCCCTTTATACTATCGCCGGTGATGCCTCTATCACCCTTATCCCCACGATCTCCTTTATCACCTCTATCACCTTTGTCACCTTTTAATCCTACTTCACCTTTTAGACCAACACTACCTTGGGGACCTGTTGCACCTCTTACTCCAGACTTCTTTAGACTTACAACCAGTGCAATTATAGAAGCTGCTAATGCCACAATAGGTACTATTTCAATATAAGTAATCATGTATATCCCCTTTGGAAAGTATTATACTTTCCATTTTACGTTAAACATTAGGTATTGCATCACGTTGCTTTTTGCTCTGAGTCGCATATTCGCGTGCGAGCCGATTGATTTCTATAACTAATGCTTCAGATTTCTCGTCAAGATCATCAATGATAGCTTGAAGGCGCGAATCACGAATCATTAGAGGATGACCAGGAATCATTAAATCATTTGTGCTCGCCACAAAATGCTCCCAGTTAATACAAATATCCAGCAATTCATCACCTAATGCTTCCTGGTTGATTTCATGGGCCAATACATAGCCTAAGAAACCAAAATTTTCGATTTCTGTAAAATGACGAATCCGCACTTCAAGGTCCGTTAAACCTTGAGGCGGAGTTTCGGGAAAAGGTGAAATTTGTGAAATACCTGTTACTGGGTCTACTATCCGAAGTACACGTGTTGAATTCATTCTAGTCTCCTAAATTACATTCCCATACCTGTCATCATTAAACTAGATAGCACTGCCGCTGCGCGCCCCGGAAAAAGACCAGGACCGAGAACGCGACACCGGTGAGAAACCCCACGACAAAAACCGCGCTGTGTATTAGGCTCATAATCTTAGCTGTACGTCATCCTCATCGTGAGGTCCAGGTCGGTGCGCGATACCAACGGCGCGGGGGCGAACGTCCAGAGCACCGCGTTCAGGAAAAACTCCCAGAGGGCAAGCATGTTATGTTCCTACCCCCGTGAGCATCTGAAGGTTGATCACGGCCGCTGCGCCGCCCGCTGCCTTGAACGCCGCAATAGGACAAGCCCAGCCGGTAGAAGCTCCAATCGTTGCGGTGGCTGTAATGTTGGTCTGGATCGAGGATACGATTTTGTCTTCAACACCGACCCTGTAAGTAACCGCCGGAGCGGGGTCTCGCATCGTGTAGCCTGTGCCCGCTGTCCATGTCGTGCTCGACCCGATTCCCGTTGCCGTAATGATTAAATCGTTTGCGTTTGTGGTGGTGATTGCGTTTGACGTGGGCGTGGTGCTGGTACCCGTGGCCACGGTGCTATTCTGCACATCTAACGAAGCCGAGGTAGCTAGGCCGGAATATTCCGCCACGGTTAGGCGGCTCGTTCCGGCTCCGCCCGAAATTGTCACCGTCACCGAGCCGCCAGCGATATTTTCGCTGTACCATACATCGAGCAGCGAGACTGTTGGAATAGTGGCTGGCATTCCAGCAAGAAGCGTATAGGTATTACCACCCCCCGAAATTGTCGTCGTTCCTGTGGAATATGTAGCGCCGACGATCATCCAATTCCCGGCGGTGAAGGTCAGAGTGACCGAGATAGGTTGAGCGGCTGCAACCGCATGGGCAGATTGGACAAAGGCGATAGCCATATTAAACCGTCTCGATCGCCATCGCGTTGATGCGGATGTCGGTCACCGCGGCGCTCAGCTGCGCCGTCCAGGCGCTCGCGGCCGTCGTCTGCGGCCACGCCGTGTCGAGCGGGATGACCGCGCCGCCGTTCGCCGCGATTGCGTAGCTCTGCCGCACGGTGCCCGCCGTCACGTCGCGGATGTCCACGCGCACGGCCGTCGCCGAGGTGTTCGTGATGACCAGGTGCGTCAGGTCGCGGAACACGCCCGCCGCGCCCGCCGCGATCAGCGTGGTCTCGGTCGTGGCACTTAGCGGGATCGTGTT